CCTGAATGCAGCCTTCGGTTCCAAGCTCGGACTAGAGAATCAGCACATTCAGGGGGGGGCTGGGCTGTTCGTCCCGGCAGTGATGCCTACCAACGGAGCTGCCTTTGTCGATTCCCATCCTACGCTGGCGGTCGCCCTGCGTGGCCGTGATGGCGGTGCCACCGCTGAATTGGGCGATGTTATAGCGAACTGCCTGCGCGCTTCAACGGGCGGCGGCGACAAACCGCATGTGCTGGCCCCGATCTGCTTCAGCAGTAAGGACTATGGCGCCGACGCCTGCGTGGATCTTGCACCGACCCTGCGCGCCGGTGGTCACAGCGATAGCCACGCGAACGCTGGTGTGCCGCCTGCAATCGCGTTCCACGCCACCGACTACAAGAACGGAACGTTTGAGCAGGTCGAGACAGCGCGGACGATCACTACCAGCGCCGACCGCACGCGTGCCGCGCCAATCTTGGCCAGCTACGCGATTCAGGCTGGCGCATTGCGCACCAACCCGGCCAGCGTCCCGGATGGCGTGGGTGTGCAGGAATCCATCGCCTACACGCTGGAGGCGCGCGCCGAGGTGCAGGCTGTCTGCGTCACTGGCGACATCACGCACACGCTCAAAGCCGAAGGATTCGACGCGAGCGAGGACGGGACCGGGCGCGGGCAGCCGATTGTGGCCGCATTCCAGTCGAGCCAACCCGGCGTTCGCCTATCGGACACGCACGCGACACTGGATGCCAACAATGGCCCACGCCGCCATAACGGCGCGCTCGTCGGCATGGCCGTCCGCCGCCTCACTCCGCGCGAGTGCGAACGCCTCCAAGGATTCCCCGACGACTACACGCTGATTCCGATGCGCCCCGAACGCAAGATCAGCCAGGACAAGCTGGACCGCGATTACCTCAAATACCTGGAGCGCGGCGGCGTGCTGACCTACGAGCAGTGCATGCGCGCTGCCGCCGATGGTCCGCGCTACAAGGCGCTTGGCAATAGCTGGGCCATCCCGAAAGTGCGCTGGATTGGCGCACGCATCAACGCTGCCATTATGGAGTCAGCATGATCCGCACCTTCCAAAACCGCCTGCGCCGCAGCCGATACGGCAACGTCATCACCGGTATCACCAAGACCATGCTGGCCGCGCATTTCAACAACATGTCCAAGCAGATCACCGCTGAGCGCACCGCCCAGCGCGAATCTGCCGAAGACCAAGCTGAGCAGGTTATCAAAGCTCTGGCCGACAGCCTGTGGGTGTCGAAATGAAGCGCCACGTTCCCCTAGTCAGCAAGACGCCGCTTGGGCGTACCAGCTTCCTGCGCATGGACAGCACCCGCGAGCGCCGCGCGCCGAAGCAGATTAAGAGCCGCGGCCCGAAGATGACGCCAATCCGTCGCGCAGCTCGCGGCCAGGAGTGCACGCTGCAGATCCTCGGCGTCTGCAATGGTGATTCGACCACTACCGTGCTGTGCCATTCAAATCGCCTGGCTGACGGCAAGGGCATGGGATTGAAGGCGCCTGACCACGCTGGCTGTTTTGGTTGTTCGTCATGCCATGACGTTCTGGATGGGCGCGCACCACGGCCGGCGCACCTGACCTACGAAGGCCTGCTCGCGCTGTTCGACTACGCACGCGAGCGGACGCACGCGATTCTGCGCGCGAAGGGGTTGATGGAATGATCGACATCACAATCCCACTCGCTATCTTTGTCGGGGTGATCGGCGCGATCCTCTTCTATTACGGCTTCACCCGCCCATGCACCATCTGCGATGACATTGAGAGCGGTCAGCAGTGTTGGGAATGCGGCAAGCTGAAAAGAGAGGGCTCCAGCGATGACGTTTGAGAAGGTTCAAATCGGCTCAGCCACGCTCTACCGCGGCGACGCACTCGAAATTGCTCACACGCTTGGCGACTTCGATGCGCTGATCTCCGACCCGCCGTATGGTCAGAGACTCAACGTCAACACCATGCACGCCGGCGGCACGAGAGAGAAGGCTGTTGTGCAGCGCAATGGAAAAACCTTGCTGGTTCGCCCGAATGTGCACGCCAACATCATAGGCGACGACAAGCCGTTTGATCCGTCGCCATGGCTCGACTTCGCACCCATCGTCATGCTTTGGGGTGCACACAAGTTTGCTGACCGTCTTCCGTCTGGTGGCTGGCTTGTGTGGGACAAAGTACCGACCGGGAAGGTGCGCGATCAGGGCGACGGCGAGGCCGCATGGATCAATGATGACCGTCCGATGCGGATCTTCCGGTTGCTATGGGATGGACTCTGCGTCGGAGCCGGTGCGCGCCACGAAGTGACGGCTGGGCAAAAACGGCTTCATCCTGCTCAAAAGCCGGAAATGCTCATGCGTTGGTGCATCGAGCAGGCCGGCTACCCGAAGCGAATCATTGATCCGTATTTCGGAAGCTGCTCGACTGGTGTTGCCGCGGTGCAGATGGGTTGCGAGTTCGTAGGTATCGAGTTGGACGGGCATCACTTCGATACCGGCTGCAAGCGCGTCGAGGCGGCGCAACGTCAGCAAACGCTTTTCCCTCCTCGCCAGGATGCCGTCCAGCTTGATGCTTTCGCTACTGCTGAGGGTGAGTAAATGGCGCGCGCACGCAACCTCAAGCCAGGTCTGCTCAAGAATGAAATTCTTGGTGTTGCAGACCCGCTGTACACGCTTCTGTTCGAAGGCCTCTGGATCCTAGCTGACCGCGATGGACGCCTAGAAGACCGCCCGCTGCGGATCAAGGCCGAGGTTTTCCCGTATCGCGAAGGTCTCGATGCAGATGCCATGCTCACGTGGCTGGTCGAAAAAGGCTTCATCCTGCGCTACGAGGCGAACGGCGCTCGCTACATCCAGGTGATCGAGTTCGCCAAACACCAGAACCCCCACAAGGACGAAAAGAAAAGCGAGATACCTGCACCCAACTTGCACGGTGCAAGTACTGTTCAAGAAAAGGGTTTGCACCAAACTTACCCGGCTGATTCCCTCTTCTCTGATTCTCCGATTCCTGATTTCCTATCTAAACCCTCGGGCGGGCGCAAAAAAGCCGCGCCGACCGAGGATGCAGATTTCGATGAGGCCTATGCGCTCTATCCGCGACGCCCCGGTTCCAGCAAAGCGTCTGCGCTGAAAGCCTGGCGTGCTCGCCGTGCTGCTGGTGTCGAGGCCGCGGTGATGATCGCTGGCGTGAAGCGCTACGCGCAGTACGTCGCCCTCGCCAAGACCGAGCCGAATTTCATCAAGATGCCCGCCACGTTCTTCGGGCCTGACCGCCATTTCGATGCCGACTGGACGTTCGTTCCGCGCACAGGACCGCCTGACCGGCGAGACGAAAAGTTTGATCCAGTCGCCTACGTCAACCGAAACCGGAAATCCTGATGAGTCAGCTTGCAGAAATCGCAGAATTGCCATCCTCACCGAGCACGCGCCCCTACTCGCAGTGGTTCGAGGTTTCGCCGGCGCTGGGTATTTCGTTGATGGATCACCTGTACAACCGCTTGGACGGCGCCTACCCGAACAAGTGGCGGGCCAACTTCGCCAACCAGCAGGCAATCGACAACTGGCAGGAGAGCTGGGTCGAGGCGTTCGAGGAAGAGGGCATCACGCCGGCCGATGTGAAAGCCGGTCTGCGTGAATGCCGCAAGCGCTACACCTGGCCCCCGAGTTGCGCCGAGTTCATCCAAGCGTGCAAGCCGTCTGTCGATCCCCTAGTCGCCTACCACGAAGCCATCGCCGGCATCGAAGCGCGCGGCAAAGGCGAGTGGGGCACCTGGTCGCACCCAGCGATTTATTGGGCGGCGATGCTGCTCCGTGTCGACCTGATGGGACAGAGCTACGGGCAGATCAAGGATCGCTGGGCTTCGGTTCTCAAGGGACACCTTGACCGGAATGAATGGGCCGAAATCCCACCGCCTCGGAAGTTACTACCTCCACCGGAAACGTCGCCAGTAGCGAAGGATCTGGCCGAGAAGATGGTCAAGGAGCTCGGCGCCACCGGCGTCCTGAAGACCGAAGTGCAGGGCGATGGTCGCGGCTGGGCGCGCAAGATCCTTGAACGCGAAAAGCGAGGCGAGAAGATCGCGATCACCGTGTCGAAAATGGCACGCGAAGCTCTCGGCTTGGAGACCGCACCATGAGCAATTTCCAACCAGGCGACACCGTAGAAGGCTGCGGCTTCTGCGAGGCGACGGAACGCAACGGCATGACCGCAGTGGTGAAAGCCGCATCCATCGGTGTCTACGACGTTCAGTGGGCCGATGGGCAGGTTTGGACTGTTTGCGAGAGTAATGTGCAGGCAGTTCGTGAGCGCGAGAGCGCATAACAACGGGAGACGGCTTTGAAAGAAAATGAAAAAGGTTGCCATAACTGCGTACACCGTTTCGGCTTGATGCGCAACATCTGGCAGTGCAGCCGAACGGGATATTTCACCGAAACTGAAATGAAATGCGGAGGCCGCTGCGCAGACGGCAAGGAAGGTGCCGATCTTCGCCTTTGGGCTCCGCGGCCAACGCCATTGCGGCGAATTCTTAACGTAATCCGGCTCGACGACCGCAGCACCCGCGACGAATCGAGCAAGGACTACGGCGGCTGGATAGGTGGAGCATGACCAAGCGCCGCCACAAACCGTACCGCCCCAAGTACGTATCCACCAACCCGATGACCATGCTGTTCGGCGGTATGAGCGCGACCCACGTCGACCATCTGCGCGAACTGCAGATTAAGAACCACCTGGCGATGGCTGAGCTCGCGCAAGGCCGCGGCACGAAGGCGCAGTGGGATCAGATCGTAGGCGCCATCAACATCGCCAATGTCCTGTGCGAGCAGGGCTTCGGTGACGAGTTCCGCGCCGAGACCATCGCAGCCCGCGACGCCATGCTGGAAGTCGGCAAGCGCTTTATGAAGACCGGCAAATTCGTCTTCACTGGCGATGAGTTGCAGGCGGTGAATCGCGCGCTTGATTGCCACGATGCCCAGCTGGAGAACGTGCGTGCCATCGATATCGACCGGGCGGCAAACGAGGTCATCCGGCGCGTGCGCCATCGGATCAACAGCACCAGTGTGATGCGCGAAATGCGCAAGGAGGCGGCATGAGCGCTCTCATCCTTGCTCTTGATCCTGGGACTGAGGAAACAGGCTGGTGTGTCTACGACGGCAAGCAAGTTATCGATTCCGATGTTTCACCAAACGACGACATCATCAATTTGGTGCGCAAAGATGCGTTCAGCCATCTGTGTATCGAAATGATCGCCTCCTACGGCATGGCTGTAGGCCGTGAGGTGTTCGAAACCTGCGTCTGGATTGGGCGCTTCCAGCAGGCGTGGCACTCGCCTGACGCTGTGCGGCTGATCTATCGTCGCGACGTCAAGTTGCACCTGTGCGGCACGAGTAAAGCGAAAGATCCGAACGTGCGCCAAGCGTTGCTTGATCTTTTTCCGCGAACCGGCGGCGGCAAGACTCCGCAGATCGGCACGAAAGCGAAGCCGGGCCCGCTGTATGGCGTCTCGTCGCATGCTTGGGCCGCGCTCGGCGTAGCCGTCACTGCAGCTCATTTAACCGATTTCCTCGGAGGTCAACATGCGAAATGAACCCATAGTACATGTCATGGCATCGGAAACCGACCGAGCCCCGCGCCTCACCACCATAGAGCCGCGTTTCCGCATTGGCGACTGGTCGGACGGCACGATCGAGCTGCAGCGGAACGGCGTGCACCTGGTGGCGCTGACCAAAGACGAATTCGAGCAGATCGGGAAGTTTTACAACCTGCGCGCGGCATAGGAGCCACCATGCAAATCATTTTCTCTTGGCTGATTTCAGGTTTGATCGTCGCCGCCGTCGCTGCATCCGTTAGGCACCTGTGGCAAGTAAAGCGCGAGCGTGACGCCGCGGTAGCGGAATCGAAGCGCAAGCGCGAGGAGGCGATGTCACGGTACTTGAAGGCGAGGGTGGCCGCGCGCACCGCGCCATCACCATCGCGTCAGGCTTCCACTGGTGGCACCAAACCATCCGCAATCTCGCAGCCATACTACCCGCCGGATTGCGAAGTGCTGCGTGAATCGTGGTCCGAGCCGTGCAAGTTCGATGGTGCGCCAGCATTCTCTGGTGGTGGTGGCTCATTCGACGGCGGCGGCGCTTCCGGCGATTGGAGCAGTAGCTCGTCGTGCTCGTCGCCCGATAGCTCCAGCTCGGACAGTAGTTGCGGATCGTCCGATTAAGACCGCAAAGGGGCTCTCATGCTATTGATTGTCGAATGGATTGCAGTTGCGCTTTTCGTGGCCGCGATGTTGGCTCTGATCAGGGAATTGCGGCGAATCCATAAAAGGTGGATCGAGCTCAGCGCCGTTGTTGAGGATGCTGAACGCGAAACGCGACGACGTCTTGCCAAGCTCTTCCGGTCTTTCCGGCGCGAACGCTAAGAAATAGGCATCAGGACTTGCTGAAAATAATTTCTATCCTTACGTCAATTATTTGACACTCTGTGGTAGCATGGTCGAGGCTAACACGGAGGAAAGCAATGTTCGTTGAAAAGTACACGCGCTCTGTCAATAGTTCGGACCTCCGTGACGACGAACTCCACCATGCGACCGATGCGCTGGTAGCCGCTGCGCTAGCCGATGCTTCTGGTTCCGGCGCGGTACTCGGATCATTGCTGGCGCGGGTGAAGTACGCAGATGGCACGGTCCACAAGTCGTTTGAAGCTGGTACGGCAAATCTGGCTTCACTGGTGCGCGCCTGGACGCTGATCGTCACTGAAAAAGGGCGCTCGCGCGGCTGGATGAAACCGACGACTGAGTGGGACGTCCTGGCTGCGCTGTCACTCTACAAACGCGTGGCTGAGCAGTCGCTTGCGTATTGGCTTGACGGGCATTGCGAGGTTTGTCACGGCGCCAAGGTGACGCGCGACCGGCGGACTTGCACATGTTGCGGGGGTACCGGGCGAGCTGCGATTGAAGGCGGGCGTTTCGAAACTGACAAGATCAAGGACATGGTGAGCGAATTAGAAGGATTGTTTCAGGCGCATAGTGGGCGCGCTGCGGCGATGCTGCGGCGTGCAGCGTGATCTGTTGCATTTCCAAAAGTTTCCGTGTAGGATGAACTCCTACAACATTCTCCCGGCCCGCGTAATGATCGCGCAAGCGGCACCGCTCACCGGGACAGTCGAGCGCCCATCAGTTGATGGCTTCGCTCGCTCTGAAATTTTGAGAGCCCGCCACCGCAAGGTCGTGGGCTTTTTGCATTTCCGGCGTCATCCAGTACACGGCCAATAAATGCCAGTCTGGCACCTGTCCGCCGACCAATAGGCAGGTGAAAGAATTCGCGGGCTCGCAACGCCGGGCCTGATCCAGCGTCTCCTGCCTTCGCCCCACACTGTCGAAGGCATTCTGCGGCCAGCTAACCACTGGCCGCTCTTTTATTCCGGCGGCTGCCATGACCAACTGCCTGCTGTACGCCGTAGCGCTCTACCTGCGCCGGTTCCAGCAAGGTCGCCGCCAGTACCTGCAGTTTCGTAAATCTGACATGGGCTGGTTCCCGCACTTCCTCTACGCAGAGGAACGCCGCGGCAAGATCCGGCAGGTCAGCTACAAGCCGCTCACCGATAGCTTTGTGCCGCGCCTGGTGTTCCGAGGCAGGGTGCGCTGGGGCGACGATGAAGGTCACAATTCGCACTGAGGTGAGGCATGGACGTCCAGGCACATCGTCGTTGGGCGCTGATCCTGATTCACTTGGAGCGCGACCGCATGGCGCTGGTTGGCCCGGTGCCGCGCATCGCCTAGATGCCGAGCCGCCCAAAGTCCATTTGCCGCCAGCCAGGCTGCGGCGCAGTCATTGATTCGCCTGGCTGGTGCAAGACACACACCAAGGCCAAGCAGCAGCAAGACGCCAAGGAGCGCGGTACGGCACAGGAGCGCGGCTACACAAGCCGATGGTCAAAGGCGCGCACGACATTCCTACGCAGGAACCAGCTGTGTGAGAACTGCCGCATTGGTGGCCGCATCGTTCCGGCCTCAGTCGTCGATCACATCACTCCACACAAGCTGAAAGAGGCGATTGACTCGGGCGACGAGCAGCGCATCGCCCGGGCGCGCCAGATATTTTGGGACAGCAGCCAGTGGGCGTCTCTCTGCAAGCCGTGCCACGACTCAGTGGCGCAGAGCTGCGAGAGGAATGGCACGCGCAAGCCGTGGGCGAAGCAAAGCGATGCTGAATCGCAAGGAATTGCCTAGGCGCACCGAACAAACAGGATGGTTGCTCGCCAGAATCCGTTGCCTAGGGGTAGGGCGGGTCGAATCTCTACGGCAATAATTTGGAAAACCGGCCGCGCAGGCAAAATTTTGCACAGTCAGGTTAGAAAAACCGGTTTCTTTGAGGACATTCATGCCAGGACCTTCTAAGAAGCGGCCCGCGCTGAAGTCAATCTCAGGGACCGCACGAACAGATCGAGACGAACCGGCGCCAGTCGTATCGCTGCCGACCGTTGACGCGGTTCCGGCTGCGCCAGACTGGCTGCCGAACATGCACGCCGTGAAGGAGTGGGATCGCCTCGCGACCATCCTGACGGCGAACAAGCTGCTGACCGAAGGTGGGCTCTCCGCGCTCGGCATGCTCTGTTCGCTGCACGGCAAGCTGGTGCAGCTTTGGGCTGCTGGCGAAGCGCCGACCGGCCACATGCTCGCCCAGTACCGCAACCTGATCAACGACTTCGGGCTGACGCCGGTCGCGCAAGGCAAGGTGAAGCCGCTGTCCGACGATAAGGATGCTGGCAACAAGTTCGCCAACAATGGCAAGCGAACGGCGTGATTTCATCGGTATCGCGATCGAGTATGCAAAGGGCGCGGTAGCGGACAAGAAGGGTAAGCGGTTCGGTAAATGGGTGCGCTTGGCCGCAAAGCGGTTCCTGAACGACCTCAAGCGAGCGAAATACAACCACGAGACCGGAAAGTGCGGCGCCACTCGCAAGAACGCGCCGTTCGTGTTCGATCCGTGGCATGCGACCGATCCGTGCGATTTCATAGAGAAGCTGCCGCACGTTGAGGGCGAGTGGGACTCGCCAACGGTCATCATGCATGCCTCGCATGTTTTTTTCGTGGTGAACCTGTTTGGGTTTCGCAATCACGACGGCACCAGGCGCTTCACAACGGCCCTGTTTGCGGTCGCCAGGAAGAATGCGAAGTCGTTCCTCTGCTCCGCGGTGCTGCTGTACTGCTTCTGCTGCGAGCAAGAGAACGGCCCGCAGGTGATCAGTGCGGCGACGACCGGATCGCAGGCGCGCATCGTCTTCAACGTGGCGAAGCGCATCGTTGAGAAGGTGTCCGATCTGCGAGAGGCCTTCACGCTGGAACCATTCGCGAACGCGATCGCCCGGTATGAGGTTGGTGGCACGTTCAAGCCGATCAACGCAAAGGCCAGCACGCAAGACGGTTTGAATCCGTCGCACTGCGGCATTGATGAGATTCACGCCCACAAGACGCATGACCTGCTGAACGTCCTGAAATCAGCGGCTGGCGCACGTAAGAACCCGCTGTTCCTGTACACGACGACCGAGGGATACACCAATCCTGGGCCGTGGGGCGAGATTCGGCACTTCGCCAAGCAATTGCTTGAGGGCGTGGTCGATGCCGATCACTTCCTGGCTGTCTACTTCGCGCTGGACGATGAAGACAAGGCGGCTGGCACGCCGGCTGATGACGACTTTGACGAGAGCAAGTGGATCAAGGCCAATCCACTCATGGAGGTCAATCCACTCCTGCTGAAGGAGATCCGCAAGGAGGCGGTTGAAGCCAAGGCAATGCCAGGGCGGCACGCCGAATTCAAGATCAAGCGCCTGAATCGCCCCGCTGCTGGCGCTACCGCGTGGGTCGACCTGCAGAAGTGGGGGCGCTGTAACGGCGCCGTGGATCTGGATTGGCTCAAGGGCCACCGGTGCGTCATCACGCTTGACCTCGCGTCAACGACCGACTTGGCTGTGGTGCGGCTTACGTGGGAAGTGGAGGGAGTTTTCTACACTTGGGCGCGCCGCTACGTGCCGGAATCGGCAGTCAAGCAGCGAACCGAGCGCGGCACGGTTCCGTATGCGGCGTGGGTGCAGGCCGGATTGATCGTCCAGACAGAGGGCGATGTCACCGATTACGGGGTGATCGAGAAGGACATTGTTGAGCTCGCGGACCGCTTTACGCCGGCTGAGATCGCGTTTGACCCATGGAATGCGACGGATCTGGTCAACCGGCTGAGTGAGCGCAGCTTGCCGATGGTTGAATTCATCCAGGGAACGAAGAGTTACCACCCCGCGATGCAGGCGCTTGAGCGCGCGTACATCGCTGGGAATTTGCGGCACGGCGGCGACCCGGTTTTGACCTGGTGCGCATCGAATCTCGTAGCACGAACCGACCCGAACCTGAATACCGCGCCGGACCGCAAGCGGTCTGCCGAGAAGATTGACGACATGTGCGCGCTGCTGATGGGGATCGGACGCCTGATTGCTGGCGACGACAACTCAAACCAGATGCCGGACGACTACCAATTACTGAGCGTATGACAAACCTCGTATATAACCTCGCGCTGCTGATCGGCACGCTCTTGATCGGCGCCGGCGTGGCGATGATCAGCGTCCCGGCTGCGCTTGTCACGGTTGGCGCGCTTGTCATCGGGCTTACGCTGGTTGGCGCTTGCCTCATCCGTGGGCGGGCTCGCTGATGTTTTTCACTAAGGTCAGCGCGGACTCCGGCGATCGCTCGCCGTGGGGTGATTTCTGGTTCTCGCCGGTGCCGTTCAACGGCAACTCCGCGCATGTGACACCGGATATCGCGCTGCAACTCGCCGCGGTCTATGCCTGCGTGCGCGTGCTGACCGATTCGGTGTCGATGCTGCCGTTCATGCTCTACCGGCAGAACGCGGACGGTGGCAAGACGCCGATCAAGAATCATTGGCTGTATCGCCTGTTTGCACGCCGCCCGAACAATTTTCAGAACCCGATGGAGTTTCGGGAAATGATGCAGGGCCATCTGGCTCTGCGCGGGAATGCGTTCGCGCAGATCTTCGAGACGTCGCGCGGCGAAGTGACTGACCTGATCCCAATCCATCCTGACCGGGTGATGATCGAAATGCTGTCGGATTCGAACTGGCGCTACCGTGTCAGTAATCTCGATGGCAGCGTGAGCGTGATGAGCCGGCAGCAGATGTTCCACATCAAGGGCCTGTCGCCCAATGGAATCGTCGGCTACAACCCAATCCAGTTGTCGCGCAAAGCAGTCGCGACCGGTCTCGCGGCACAGGACTACGGAGTCCGTTTTTTTGAGAATGATGCGCGCCCTGGCGGCTGGATCGAGCATCCAGAGCATTTTAAGTCTGATGAGCAGCGGCGCCAGTGGCGCGAGGCATGGCAAGAGCAGCAGTCAGGGCGAAACAAGCACAAGACTGCCGTTCTTGAGTATGGGCTGAAATACCACGAGCTAACCGTCAGTAATGATGACGCCCAGTTCATCGAGACCAAGAAAATGACGCGTTCGGAGATTGCGACGATGTTCCGCATCCCGCCGCACATGATTGGCGACCTCGAAAAAGCCACCTTCTCCAATATCGAGCAGCAAAGCATCGACTTCGTGACCCACTCGCTGACGCCGTGGCTGGTGCGCTGGGAAGAGGCGATTCGGTTCAACTTCATGGATCCGGAAGACGACTCGCTGAACATCAGCTTCCCAGTGATTTCCCTGCTTCGCGGTGATTCGACCGCGCGAGCGACCTACATCAACCAGGGCGTCATGAACGGGACGCTGACCCGCAACGAGGGGCGCTTGATGGAGGATCGCAACCCCATCGAAGGGCTGGACGAGCCGCTACGACCGCTCAACATGGTTGAGGAGAGCGCCGCGGAAGATGCCGAGGAAGTGGAAAACGACGACAGCACCGACAGTAATGAGCCGCAGCCGCCAGCGCCTCCGCAGAATGCCGAGCGCCTGAATGCACTAGCTGTCGCCGCTGCCGAGCGAGTCGCGCGCAAGGAAAAGGAAATGGTGAGTGCAGCACTCCGGCTGGAGAACACCGGTCGCGCATTGTTTGATGCCTATCTCAAACACGAAACATTTATCGCATCGGCCCTCGGCATAGCTCCTAATTTGGCAAAAGATTACTGCCAGTCGCAAATGTGCTCGGTCGGCGGCGTCGATATGGACATGCACGCATTCCACCGAGACGCCTTGGCGCGTCTCACCAAACTGGCACTTGAAGGAACCGTATGAACAAGATCCGCATCCTGTCGGCTGTTGCTGACCAGTATTGGGCGCTCGAACCCGGCTACATGGCGCGCATGTCCGTCGTGCTCCAGAATTGGGTGCTCGGCAAGGACGCCTCGCCGGAAGTGCTGGCCGACATTCAGGCTGCACAAGCTGCGCGCGCAGCTCGCAGCAAATCCAACGCGGGAGTCGGCGGCGGTATCGCGGTACTGCCTTTGTATGGCGTCGTCAGCCAGCGCGCTTCCCTGATCGATGAGATCTGTGACGGCGGCACCAGCACGCAGAAATTCACCCAATCCTTCCGCGATGCGATGAGCGACGACTCGGTGGGCGGCATCCTGATCGATATCGACTCGCCGGGCGGTTCGGTCTTCGGCGTGGCTGACCTCTACGACGTCATCATGTCCGCGCGTGGCGTGAAGCCGGTGTATGGCCTGGTCAACTCGCTGTGCGCTTCGGCGGCCTACTGGCTGGCCTCTGCCTGCTCGCAGATCATCGCCGTCAAAGGCTCGATGACTGGCTCGATTGGCGTGTACACCCAGCACATCGACCTGTCGAAGGCGCTTGAAATGTCTGGCGTCAGCCAGGAGTTCATCAGCGCCGGCAAATACAAGGTCGAGGGCAATCAATACGGCCCGCTCACCGGCGAAGGGCGCGCGTTCACCCAATCCCAGATCGATTCGTACTACACCGCCTTTACCCAAGCCATTTCGAAGGGCCGCGGCGCCCCGATTGCCGACGTCCGCGATGGCATGGGGCAGGGTCGCTGCCTGCTACCGGCCGACGCGCTCGCCGCAGGAATGATCGACGCGATTGACACGTTCGACGGCGCCGTGAGCCGCCTGAAATCGGCCATCAAGTCCGGTGGTGCGCAGGCCGAGACGCTTGTTGACGAAGTTGTGGCCGAGGATTCGGTCGTGGAACCGCAGGCCACAGTCGAAGTGCCGCAGGCCGATCCGATTGACCAGGTTGCCGCCGCGGCTCGCGCCCGCGCCATCCAAATCGCCGCAGTTTAACCAGTTTCGGGCCGCACACGCCCACCGCAAACCAGTCCGTTGATTGGTGAGCGCCGCCCCATAGGGCGAATGTGCATCCAAATCCAGCCGCCTAGAGCGGCTTTTTTTACGCCCATAGGAAAGACATCATCATGAACAAACGAGTCCTTATGCAACGCAAGGCCGCAGCAGTGGCCAAGGCTAAAGAACTGAACACGCTGGCCGAGAAGGAGAACCGCGTCTTCACCTCCGAAGAGCAAACCCAATTCGACGCCCACATGCAGGAAGCAAAAGACCTGCAGGGCCAGATCGACCGCGCCGAGGCGCTGGAAGCGATGGATACCGGCGCCACCGTGACCGTCGAAGACACCATCACCGTCGAAGAGAACGTCGCCAAGGATCCGAAGGGTGGCTTCAACTTCGCCGGCGAATTCATGAAGGCCGTCCACGGCGCGCACATCGCCAAGATCAATGGCGGTGCCATCGATAAGCGCCTGCAGATCGGTGCGGCAGCCCCCGGCGCTGGCACCTACGCGAACGAAGGCGCCGGCGCGGACGGCGGTTTCCTGATCCCGCCGGAATTCAGCAAAGAGATCTTCCAGCTCTCGCTGGACGACAGCGATTTCCTCAGCATGACCGACCAGGTCACCGTCGAGGGCAACAGCATGACGTTCCCGAAGGACGAAACCACTCCGTGGGGTACCAACGGCGTGCGCGCCTACTGGCAGGGGGAGGCTGGCGGCGGCACGACCAGCAAGCCGAACTTCGGTGCGGCCGCGCTGCGCCTGAAGAAGCTGATGGCGCTGGTCCCGGTGTCGGACGAGATGCTGGACGACACCAACGCGCTGGGCTCCTACCTGCCGAAAAAGGTCGCGTCCTCGATCCAGTGGAAGCGCAACGAGGCCATCCTGTTCGGATCGGGCAACGGCTTGCCGCAGGGCGCGATGAACAGTGGCGCGGTGATCACCGTTCCCAAGGATAGCGGCCAATCGACCCTGACCCTGAGCGCCACCAACCTGGCAAACATGATCGCGCGCCTGCCGGAAGGTTCGTTCAAGAACGCGGTCTGGATCGTCAATAACGACGTCCTGCCGGCCCTGTTCACCCTGTCGCTGGGCAACTACCCGATCTACCTCCCGCTGGGCGGCGGAAACGGCTCGATGCAAGGCAGCCCATACGGCACGCTGCTGGGTCGCCCGGTCATCGTGTCGCAGCACGCGAACACCTTTAGCTCGCAGGGTGACGTGATGCTGGTGGACTTGTCGTACTACCAGACCATCACCAAAGTCGGCGGCGTGCAGATGGCGACTTCCATGCACCTGTACTTCGACGCCGACGCAACCGCGTTCCGTACCACGTTCCGCATGGACGGCCAGAGCAAGATCAGTGCCGCCATCGCGCCTGCCAAGGGCACCAACAAGCTGTCGCCGTTCGTGCAGCTCGGCGCCCGCTGATCCGCGGCTGAACCAGTAACGGGCGGCTTCGCGCCGCCCATCTGAAACCACCTCTCAAGGATTACCATGAACCCGAACGTGAAACTCTCCGAAAAGGTCGCCATTCTGGCAACCATGGACCCGGCAAGCGTCGCCGCCAGCACCGTCGTCAGCGCCTGGGTGTCGATGGCGAACGTCGGCATGCTCACCGCCCTGATCCAGACCGGCGTCCTCGGCGCCTCGGCAACCGTGGATGCCAAGCTGCGCCAGGCTACCGACTCCAGCGGCACCAACGCCAAGGACATCACCGGCAAGTCGATCGCCCAGATCGTCAAGGCCAGCGGCGACAACGTGCAGGCGATGGTCGAGGCTCGCGCCGAAGATCTGGACGTCAACAACGGCTTCGGCTACGTGGCGCTGTCCATCACCGTTGGCACCGCTGCCTCGCAACTGTCGGCTGCGCTGATCGGCTCGGCGCCACGCTACATGCCGGCGTCGGCCTTCAACCAAGCCGCTGTCAAGCAGATCGTCTAAGCAGCACGCGCCCCGGCTAAGCGTCGGGGCGCTACTGAACCGGTGTCCACATGCCCGAAATCTGCCTGATCCAACCGGCCGGCGAGCCGATCCATGTCGAGGAAGTCAAGCTCGACCGCCGGATCGTCAGCGACAACTCTGACGACAGCCGCATTCGCTCGCTGATCGCCGCTGCGCGCCAGCATGCTGAAATGCAGACCCGCCTGCAGCTTCTGCACGCCCGTTGGCAGCTCGCGCTGGATGGCTTTCCGATGTACGGCTCTTTGGCTCCGTTTTCGCGTCCTGCTGGCATCCCCGAGTTCGCTATCATGCTGCCGCATTCGCCACTGGTGAAGGTTGTCTCCATCCAGTACGTCGACATGGGCGGTGTGCAGCAGACGATGGATCCGGCTGATTACGTAGTCAACAAGGTAAATACCCCGGCACTGATCACGCCGAAGTTCGGGAAGATCTGGCCGATCCCGCTGCCGCAAATCGGCTCGGTGACGGTCACCTATGACGCTGGTTTTGCCTCGCCTGTGACGTTCAGCCAGTCAGGCAGCCAGCTTTCGGTCACCGGTCCCGTTGAATGGGCTGTTGGCGACCGCGTGCAGCTTTACGGCTCCGGCACTTCGGACTATGCAATGCCGACGCCACTCAATCAGGATGCCGCGTACCTGATCGCCACTGCGCCCGGCAATGGCGTCTATACGCTGTCCGACTTGGTAGGAAATCCCATCACGTTCAGCGATGCTGGTGCCGGTACTGGCCGCGCTTATCTCGGCGTTGTGCCGGATGGGATTCGCGCCTGGATGATGCTGCGCGTCGGCGCGATGTACGAGAACCGCGAGGAAGTCGCGGTCGGCCAGCGCGTGGTCGTGCTGGATTTGCCATATGTTGACGGCCTGCTTGACCCTTACCGGACGAGTCTGCCGTGAGAGCTGGCGACCTGCGTCACCGCGTGACGTTCCAGCAGCGCGCGACCGGCAGCGATCCGAATGACGGCTCCGCGCTCACGAACTGGGTTGATGTGATTGCCAACATGCCGGTGGCAATTGCTGCGCTGAGTGGTCGCGAGCTGATGGCGGCACAAGCGGTGCAGTCCGAAGTCTCACACCAGATCGAATTGCGCTACCACCCGCTGCTCGCCATTCCGAAGGACGTCGCCGCGATGCGCATTGTCTTCGGTACACGAATCTTCAATATTCACAGCGCCGTGACGCTCGATGAGCGCCGCCGCGAAATGCGCATCCTGGCATCCGAGGGCCTGAACGATGGTTGAGATCGAAGTCCAGGGCCTCAAGGAATTACAGGATCGCCTGCTGCAACTTCCGGACAAGCTCAGCAACAACGTTTTGGCATCTTGCCTCGGTTCGGCTGCGCTCGTCTTCCAGAAAGAAGCGCAGAACCGCGTCGTCACCGCGGCGAAGGATTACAAGCTCTACGGCGGTCAGAAAGTAAGCCCCGGCTGGCTGCGCGGCCAGATCATTAAGAAGCGCGTCCGGCAGACGAAATCGAACGCCGAGACGATCGTGACGTTCAAGGACGTAAAGCACGCCTATTTCTGGCGCTTTCTGGAGTTCGGCACCTCGAAAATGCAGGCCAAACCCTTCATGCGCCCGGCTTTCGAGGCTGCGAAAGAGAAGGCCTTGCAGCGATTCGAGGACCGCCTCAAGGAGCGTCTGGACAAGGAGGATCGCCGGTGAACTTCGATCAGGCTGTCTACGCCGCCATGCATGCCTATTCGGGGTTGGGCTCGATCCCAATTCGCCCCGATGTGGCCGCACAGGGAGATGTGCCACCGTACATCGTCTACACGCTGGTCTACAACGCTCCGAATTGGACCTTGACCGGGCCTTCCACGCTGGATAACGCCCGGTATCAGATTGACGTCTATTCGAATGCCCGCGCAACTGCGCAAAGCCTGGCCGATCTCGTCACCGCGGCGATCACGCAGTCCCCCGTACTTACTGGAGTTCCGCTGAATTCCACCTCTGGCTATGAGCCGGAAACGAAGCTTTACCGACGCACGCTTGAGTTTTCCGTCTGGCTCAACGCCTGACCGCTTTCATTTTCGTGACCTGCCCGCTGATGCGGGCTTTTTTATTTTAGGAGCAGCAAATGACCGCATCGAAGGCAATCCGCTCGCAAGGTACTTACCTGCAGCGCGGCACCAGCAGCGCAGTGACGCCGCAAACCATCGCCAGCATCACCGCAACCGGCACCACCGCCACGCTGACAACCTCCAGCGCGCACGGCCTGAATACCGGCGACACCATCACCGTGTCCGGCGCCACGCCGGCGGCCTACAACGGCACGTTCACCTTCACGAAGCTGACCTCGACCACTGGCACCTACACCACCCTGACCGCGCCCGGTGGCGCCGCTTCGGTCGTCGGCTCGTACACGGCCACCACCGCTACCTATGCCCAGCTGGAAGAGTCGAACGACATCAAGCTCGGCGGCGTGTCGGTTTCGGCCATCGACGTCACCCACCTGTTGTCGACGGCGAAAGAGTTCATCGCCGGCCTGAAAGACAACGGAAGCTGCGACTACACATGCAACTTCATCAACGGCACCGTGCAGGAAACCATGCGCCAGGACTGCAACAACGGCGTGACCTCACCGTACCAGATCGTCATCCCCAACGGCGCGACGACCATCACGATGTCCTTCTCGGCCTTCCACACCAAGTTCGACGGCCCCGAAGCGAAGGTCGATGGCAAGCTCGAAATCATGGGCTCGCTCAAGATCACCGGCGACATCACGCTGACCTCGGCCTAATAGGGAGCGCTCATGGCTTTCGATAAATCCGCATTCTTCGCCGCGCTCAAGCCGAAGACCATTGACGAGCCGCTCGATGGCTTCGGCATCGTGCGCATGTCGCAGCTCTCGGTGACCGAGATCGACTCGATCCGCAGCGCTTGCAGTTCGGACGATGCGAAGAAGGAGCTGGGGCTTCGCATCATCATTTCCACCGTCGTGGACGGTGATACCGGGGCGCGCGTCTTCTCGGACGATGACATCGAGCAGTTCCGCGTCTCCAGTAACGAGGCTGTGGAAGCTCTCGCGACGAAGGCGCTCAAGTTCAACAACCTGCTCAAGGACGAAGCCGCCCCAAACTGAGGGATCGCCCCGAGCGCCGGTTTCGGTTTCGACTGGCGCTCGCCCTCGGCAAGACGGTGGGCGAGATCGAGGCTATACCGATGGCCGAATACCTCGAATGGCAAGAGTTTTACGAGATCGAGCCGTTCGGCCTCCACGTGCAGGACGCGTTTCACGCGCACCAGATCGCAGTGATGGGAAATATCCACCGCGATAACAAGAAGCGTCCTGAGCCGTTCGAGATCAAGGACTTCCTGCTCCATCGCGAGCCGGAACCTGCCGCACCAAAGGTCGAGCCAACAGTCGAGGGCAAGACAGCAGCGCAGTGGCGAATGATTTTCGCCGCCGAAGCCCACAACGCCGCGCGCCGGCGAGCCCAAGCCAAAGAAACAGAAAGCTGAAGGACTTCTCATGTCTCTCGGATCGCTAAACATCGACCTGAACGCGAATATTGCGAAGTTCGAGTCCGCACTGGATCGCGCTTCGTACCTCGCGAAGTCAGCGATGGACAAGATCGCAGGTTCGGCCGCAACCGCCGAGACCGCGATGAAAGGTCTGGAGGGTGCACTCGGGAAGGTCGGCGTGGCAATGAGCACGCTGGGCGTTGTCGGCAGCATTGGGGGCTTGATCGAGATCGCCAAAAGCTCGATCGCCGGCGCGGCTGAGTTGAAGCACATGTCCATGCAGACAGGCGTGTCGGTTGAGGCGCTTTCGGCACTCAAAGGTGTCGCCAAGCTAACCGGCATGGATTTGGCGACTGCTGGGCAGGGCGCCGCGAAGCTTGGCAAGGCGATGTACGACGCCCAAGGCGGCAGCCAAAAGCAGCAGCAGGCGTTCAAGAATCTCGGCATCGCCTACACCGATGCGAGCGGGAAGCTGCGCCCGGTGGGCGACGTCATGCTCGACGTCGGCAAGAAGCTCCTGAACAGCGCTGACGGCGCCGGGAAGGCCGGTATCGCGATCGACCTGATGGGCAAAAAAGGGGCCATGATGATCCCGGTGCTGGAGCAGCTTGCTCTGCGCGGGAATGTCAACGGGAAGATCACGACCGAGCTAGCGGAGAAGGCCGAGCAGTTGGAGATCGCCTGGGCCAAGATGGTCGCGACGATGAACTCTTGGAAGTTCGGCGCGTTGTCGGCCATCATGCCGTCGCTCGAACGCATCATTCCGCTTGTGCCGAAGATCGCGACCGGGTTGGTTGGTTTGTTCACCGTCACGAAAGTACTGCCGATGGCGATTTCCGCTGTTACCGCGGCGATCACTACCCTTGGCGGCGTCACTTCCGCGTCCGGCCTGATTGGCATCGGCATCTTCTCCAAGCTGCGCACTTCCGTCATCGCTCTTGGTGCTGCCGCGATGGCCAACCCGCTTGTCGCCATTGCCTCTGCCATTCTTGCCGCTGGCGCTGCGCTCTACGTCTTCCAAGACAAGCTTGTGACCCTCGGTGGTGCCACTGCCTCGATCGGCAACTGGATTGGCGGCGTATGGGACGTCATCAAGGAAGGTGCATCTGGCGTATGGATGACCGTCAGGGACGCATTCGGCAAGATCTCGGCTTGGATCTCGCAGGTCTTCGGCGGCGTGAAGGACAAGGTGGGTGGCTTCTTCACCTGGGCGATCGACCTCAGCAAGTCTTACATCAACATCTCGATCGGCGCATGGGTCGGCCTCGGCAGAGCCGCGATCATCGTATTCGAGTCGATGCGCACGGCATGGAAGAATGCCCTCGACTGGATGAGTGGCCTTGGCCGCGACTTCGGCACTGGCGTCGCTGCCGCCCTGCATGGTGATATTGCGTTCACGGCGTTCCGCAATCGCATGAATGCTGCCGGTTCGGCGGTATCGCAGGTCGGAGCCCAGATCAAGGATGCACTATCGGAGGCGACGAACACCGATTATGTCGGCAAGATGGCTGGCGCCGCTTCCAACGTGTTCGAGCGCATCAAGCAGAACGCATTGCGCCGCAAGGCCGAGGATGACGCCGCGCGCAAGGGTGCGCCGGATATCAAGAACACCATCCAGAACGTCGACACGTCGACTGCGACCACGGACCCGTTCAAGCAGGCCATGCAGGATCTGCAGCGTCAGACGGTGGGCATGCAGTACGTGGTCGATAACTGGGATAAATTTGGCGGCAAGATTCGCGACTCGAAAGCCGCGATGGCTGAGTTTGACGTCACCCTCGGTAAATTCAGTAATACCGAACGCGCCGCAGCCAAGCTGCCGCCGCTGACTGCTACCCAGAAGCAGGCCTATATCGACGCCTCGAAGGCGCTTGAGAATCTGGAAATCCGCGAGAAGCAACTCATCGCGCTCAAGAAATTCGATGACTCTGTTGCCAAACTCAAGGAAGAGAACGCCGGTCTGCGTGAGTCCGCTATCCAGCGCGAGATCAATGGCCAGATGGCCCAACTGGAAGCCGCTGGCATCAAGAAAGGCACCGACGAGTATATCCGTCGCCGCGCCGCGATGTCGGACGCGATCCAGGACAAGCACCTGGTCGAGTTCGACAACGGCATGACCGAGTATTTCTCGCAACAGAAGATCGGCATCGACAACGAGCAGTTCATGATCTCGTTGCTCGGCCAAGATTCGCTCTCGGTCGCCAAGCTGACCGAAGCTCACCGCATCGACGCCGATGTGCAGGAAAAGCTGCGCCAGGCGCGCCGCGATGGCCTGAATCTGTCCGACGAGGAAATCGCCAAGCAGTTGCAGCAGGCGGACGCCATCAAGCAGACTCGCATGGCGCAGATTGATCTCGCTGCCGCGATCCAGAAGACCCCCGAATACGGCTTCCGTCAGGCGATGGTGAAGTACCAAGAGGCCGCAAACGACATGGGCTCGCAAGTCGAGAACACCATGACGAATGCCCTCAAAGGCGTCGAGGATGCGTTTGTTCAGCTATCTGTCACTGGCAAGCTCTCGTTCAAGTCGCTGGTCGATTCCGTTGTTGCCGACGTAGCGCGCATGGGCTGGAAGAGCATGATTTCCGGCACGCTAGGCTGGGTCCAGAACGGTGGTCTGGGCCAGACTATCGCCGGGCTGGCATCCGGTTCAAGCATCAGCGGCGCAACCAAGAGCGCGACCGATGCGCTGTCTACGACGGCAGCGAATACTGCGCTGACAGCGCTTGATACTTCGGCCACTTCAAGCGCAGGAGCGCTCTCGACGTTGACGGCCTCCTACACCGCGCAAGACGGCGTGATGACGACCGCGACGGCCAGCCTGTCCAGCCTCACCGCCGCGGCTGAAACTGCTGCTGCGGCTTTGGCTTCGGTGAGTGCGAGCGGCGGTTCGAGCCTTGGTGGCCTTGCTGGCATGTTCGGCGGGGATGCATCGTCGAACGTGTTCTCTGGCGTGACCGGGACAAGCGTGTCCTGGGAGTCGGCGCTCGCCGGCAGATTCGCTGGCGGCGGCGATCCTCCGGTTGGGCGTCCGTCGCTGGTTGGCGAGCAAGGCCCGGAAATATTCGTGCCCAAGACCGCCGGCACCATCCTGCCGAACGACGTATTCAAGCAGGCTTCGCAGAATAGCGGCCAGCCGCAGCAGGGTAACGTCATCCATATCCATAACCACTTCGCCGCTGGCACCGACGCGCGCACGATTGACCAAGCTGCGATGCAAATGGGCGCACACGTGCAGCGCGCCCTGCGGAGAAACGGATGAGCTTCAACAATTCCGCTCGCTTCCCGCTGAACATCGCGTTCGGTGCGATTGGTGGTCCTGGCTATCAAACGTCGATCGTGACCGTCGATTCTGGGCGTGAATACGGCAAGGCCAATTGGGCGAACAGCCGCGGTAAGTGGAATGTCGGAATGCGCGCCATGCCGAAGGCCGACACTGATGATCTGATCGCGTTCTTCCGCGTCGTAAAAGGCCGTGCCTATGGCTTCCGCTTCCGTGATTGGAGCGACTATCAGGTCGCAGCGGGGCAGGGCGTCATCATCCAGAATGCGGACGGTTCGCTGCAGCTCGCGAAGCAGTACACCAGTGGCGACCTAACGGAGATCCGGCCTATCTCAACGCCGGTTTCCGGCACGGTCGTCATGGTCGGCGGCGGCACGATTGATTACGTTACCGGCAAGGTTACTGGCGGCTCGCTTTCGAATACATGGACCGGAGAGTTCGATATCCCGGTGCGGTTCGATACCGACGAAATGCAACTAGATGCCGTCGACAAGAACAATGGCGACGGCATCCTGTTCCAGTGGGGGCAGATCCCCATCGTGGAGATCCGTCTGTGAAGAATCTCTCCACGGCCATGCTCGCTTGGTATGCGGGCGGTGCGATCACGGCCACAACCTGCTGGAAAGCGACACTGACCAACGGCACGGTGATTGCCGCGACCAAGTTGGACCGCGATCTTGTTGTGGACGGCGTGACCTACGCTTCCACTACTGGCTACATCGACTCCAATGTCGAGAGCTCGTCTGAGCTGAACCCCGACAACCTAGAGGTTGACGGCTTCCTGCAATCGCCGGCCATCACCGACGCCGATATCCACAACGGCCTCTGGGACTTCGCCAAAATTGAACTGTTCGAGGTGAACTACCTCGACCTGACGATGGGTAAGAACGTCCTGCGCTCCGGCACGCTAGGCGAGGTCAAGGGCGGCCGCATCAAGTTCACCGCCGAACTGCGTGGCCTGATGCAGGCATGGACGAAGACGATTGTTCGCCTGACCACGAAGAACTGCATCGCGGATCTTGGCGATTCGAAGTGCAAGATCAATCTGGCATCATTCACCATTACCGGGGCTGTGACGTCGGTATCGGCAAACCGGATCGTTGGCGACACTTCGCGCACCGAGGCTGCGGAGTGGTTCACTGGCGGCAAAATCACTTTCACCAGTGGCGCGAATACAGGCCGGTCGATGGAGGTCAAGCACTACACCGTGGGTTCAATAGAGCTGCACGAGGCGCTGTACGATCCTATTGCCGTGGGCGACACCTATAGCATGTACGCCGGCTGCACCAAGCGCTTCACCGAAGACTGCAAGGTGAAATTCAATAACGCGGTCAACTTCCGCGGCTTCCCGCATCTTCCAGGCTCTGCGATCTACCGCGTCGGCGGCGTCAACTACGGCCCGACGATTACTGCGGGGACCGTTGGCACAGGTGGTGGAACAGGTGGTGGCGGCGGAGGCGGTACTCGCGACAAGCTGGTCCAGCCGTTCGCCTCTGATTCGATCTGGAACATGCCGATTGGCTCGGGCGCGGTCTATGTCCCGGCGGGCATGAATGGTAATCCCGGCTCGAATGCGTACGCGCACATGCCAGGCGTCGATGCCGAGCACATCGTCATGTCCCCGACTTCGCCGCTGGTCGATATCCGCTACAGCAGCGCCGCCTGGACTGGCGCCGACCGTTGCCCCGCTTCGAGTTCTACCGTGCTGGCGACGGTTCCGATCCCGAATGGCTACAACGTCCCGAGCGGGAACACGAACAGCGGGGCAGCTTTCCTTGCTGCCGATGGGCGCACGGTCGTTCAGGTCGAGCCGCTGGCGCGGTGCGTCGGCCAGCCATACGGGACCGCTTTTGTGCGCGCGCCCGACGTCGATATTTATGGTGCAGGCATTCGAGGTGCGCACGGTGGATCTGGCCTGTCCTCGCTGGGCGGCTCGATCCGCCTGGGCGAACTGCGCCCGGGTCAGACCGGGCCTAAGCACGCGCTCAAGGTCAACGTCTACGCGAAGCAGTTCCTTTACCGCGGATCGAGTAGCGCTGACTGCTACCGCTGGCCTGCGACGACCTGCGACAGCTATGCGGTTGGCTTCTATGGTACTGATGGCAGCGGCGGTCCGTCCGCGATGAAGATGGGCGCGCTGCTGGCGATTCCGGCGACGACCAGCATTGCATCCTTGGCGCTGGAAACCGACCCGGGCGCGCAGATCGCGTGGACCTTGCAGAACTACGGTGCCTACATCGTGGACGACGCCTACGCGCCGGGATTCGACTTCTCTGCCGAGGATGGCCCGACTGGCTCGAAAGCTGCCGAGTTCCTTGCCGACTACGGCTACGCGATGCAGCAACAGGTGAACCAGTCCAGCACGAATGCGTGGGTACGCGATATCCAGAAGATTTGCGCTGCCCTGTACGTGGTCGATAACAACTCTGCAAGCAGCATCGGTGGCGGTGGTACGCCGTTGCAGCCGCTCGCACCTCCGCTGGCCTGATGACTATGACGATCACAAGGGACGCCATCGTGATGGCGGCGAGATCCTATTTGTCGACCAGATACCACCATCAGGGGCGCAACCGCGCCGGCATGGACTGTGCTGGCCTGATCGTGTGCGTGGCGCGCGACCTCGGCGTGGACGTTGGTGATGTCGCCGGATATGCGCGCGTGCCGGACGGAGAATCTCTGCGCCAAGCGGTCGAGTCGCAGGCACAGCGCGTGGCGGTCTACAAGCCGGGCGACATTCTGCTGATGCGCTTCGATGGCGACCCGCAGCACCTAGCAATCGTCACGGATCGCGGAATGATCCATTCGTATGCACAGGCCCGCAAGGTCGTGGAGCACAGCATCGATGTTACGTGGGCACGGCGCGTCGTCGCGGCTTACCAGTTCCCGGGAGTTGAAAAATGAGCGGCGGACTGATCGGTGGTGTTGTTGGGGCGACCATTGGCTTCTTCGTTGGCGGTCCGACTGGCGCGATGTACGGCTTTTCGCTTGGCTCTGCTGCCGGTGGGCTGCTCATGCCAGGACAACTCCCGCACGTCGAGGGGCCGCGCCTGTCCGATCTGCGCGCGCAAAGTTCGGAATACGGGCGACCGATCCCGATCGTCTACGGTACGGTCGGGCTGCAGGGCAATGTGATCTGGGCGTCCGACCTCGTGGAAGTGAAGACTGATACGACTACCGGCGGCAAGGGTGGGCCGACCCAGACTACGACTAACTACACCTACTTTGGTAACTTCGCGGTTGCGATCTGCGACGGCCCTATCGACCAGGTGCTGCGCATCTGGGCTGGTCCGGAAAAGCGCCTGATCTATGACAGCTTCAATCTCGAAGGTGGTCAGGTGCGCATCTACCGTGGCACCGAGGACCAACTTCCCGACCCGATGATCGAGCAATATCTTGGCGTCGGCAACGTCCCGGCATACCGCGGCACGTGCTACGCCGTGTTCGAGAATCTTCCTTTGGCGAACGATGGCAACCGCATCCCGTTCCTGACATTCGAGGTGACGACCGGCGGCAAAACCTGCGGCGACAACTACACCGTTATCGATGGCTACAAGCTGTACGATCCGCCGCCACTGCACGTGTCTACGTACACCGGATCGCACGCGTATGGCCGCGCTGCGCAGGACACGACGGACAACATGCTCTACTACCTCCGCGTGCAGGGGACCACGCTGTACCTGGACAAGACTGATCCGGTCAATAAAGTGTTCGGAGCCTCGCTGGCGATCGGCGACACGACCACCTACAGCAGTCCGACGATGGCGCTGAACACGGTCGAGCGAACCGTCGCCATCCTTGGCGGCAGCGGCGTGAATTGGGCGATGGTGGACCTGAATACGTTCACTGTCACCAGTACCGGGACATTTGCGAACCCGAAGGCTGATGTCATCGTTTCGAATGGCGCCTATGCCTACCTGAACATGTACAACGTGGGCGATGCAGACGATTGGGGGCGTACGGGGGCGGTGTTCGGCGGCTACCTGATCGACTGTGATGGCGTTGTGGCCGCGGTCTCAACGACGCAGCCCTTGACGCTCAATGGGGCTCAAGTCCCCGGCGTGCAAAAGCAGTTCGACGTCTTCGACCCGGTCGCGCGGCGCTTGATCTCGCTCAGCGACTCCTGCTACTACGATTTCGGCACTGGTACGCTGGTCACGACGACGACAGCGTTCCCCGGCGGCGGAAATGCCGTCTATGACCCTTATGTCCGGCGCATCTTCTGCAACAGTTCGACGGATATCTTGATGATCAACCCCGAGGAAATCACGCCGGCCAGTATCCCGGTCGAGTGCATCATCCTCAGTGGTTCGCTGCTGTATAGTTCAGATCCAACCGACGTCGTCAACCTTCATTTCAGTCCAATGATCGTGCCGGTGCGCACGCCGTCGAACTACCTTGCATTCGTTGACGGCATCCCGGGCGGCTCCGGTCTTGGCGATGTCCTGTTGTTTCAGGTTGGTACTGGTGGTGGCGGGATGCCGCTCTGGAAGATCGTCTCCGACTTGTCGGACCGCTCCGGAATGTCGAGCTACGACGTCTCGGAGTTGACCGATATTGTCGATGGCTACCTGATCGCCAAGCAGTGTGACGTGCGGAGCGCGATTGACGCCCTGCGGCCCGCGTATTACTTCGATGCGGTTGAGTCGCAGGGCATCGTCAAGTTCGTCAAGCGCGGCGGGACGACGGTGACGGTAATTGCCGACGAAGACCTTGCTGCGACCGATTCGACGGGGCAGGCGGAAGATCCGCTCGTGACCGTGCGTAAGCAGGAGGTCGAGCTCCCGCGCACGATCAACGTGAACTACATGCTCGCGGCGACCGACTATGAAGCGGCCACGAAGACGGCGAAGCGCCTCGTCGGGTTCAGCCTGGACGAAACCACGCTGGAAATGCCGCTGGTGCTGAGCGACACGAAGGCGCAAGAGATCGCGGACGTCAACCTGCATACGGCTTGGGCTGGACGCCTGACCTACACGTTCTCCGCGCCGCGCAAGTATTCGCAGCTCGAGCCGACCGACTTGGTGCTCGTCAAGGGCAACCTGATGCGCCTGACGAAGGTGACGGCTACCCCGACAGGCGTGTTGAAGTGCGAGGCGATCTCTGACGATTCGAGCTACTACGCGCCGCATGTGATCGTCACCGAAACGCCGCCAGTCGTCAAAACCGTGTTCGTGCCCGGTCAAACCATTCTGGAGCTGATGTGAATATCAACATGCTTCGCGATTCGGACAACGACCCCGGATTCTATGCGGCTGCGTGCGGCGATTCGTCGGCGTGGCGTGGCGCTACGCTGTTCCAGTCGTCGGATGGCGGCGCGAGCTACCAGTCGCTCGCCACGATGCCGAACGCGGCCACCATCGGCAAGACCGTCGATGTGCTGGGCGACTTCCACGGCGGGAATATCCCTGACGAACTGAACTCTGTGACAGTGCGCCTGAACTCTGGCGAGCTTGCCTCAGTCTCATACGCGAACTTCATGGAAGGATTGCAGCAGGCAGTCATCGGCAGCGAGATTCTGTACTTCCGCAATGCCGTGCTGAACACGGATGGCTCCTACACTTTGACCGGCTTTCTGCGCGGGCGACGCGGCTCGGAATACGCGATGAGTACCCATGCAGCGCGCGACCGGTTCGTGCTGCTCAATCCAGGCGCGATGGCGCGCATTCCTGCCGATTCGGCTGATATCGGCCGCACACGTCTCTACAAGGCCGTCACGGCTGGTGGCTCGCTCGATTCGACAGCGCAGCAGTCGTTCACCAACGAAGGCGCTGGACTCAAACCCTACGCTCCGGTGCAGGTTGGCGGTGGCCGCAATGCCGCAGGAGACCTGACCATCAATTGGGTGCGCCGCACGCGCATCGGCGGGGAATGGCGCGATTCGGTCGATGTGCCGCTTGGCGAGGCGAGCGAGCAGTACCAGGTGGACATTCTGAATGGCGGCTCAGTAGTGCGCACTATCAGCACGACCACGCCTACTGCGACCTACCTTGCATCCGATCAAGTGACCGATTTCGGTAGCGCGCAAAGCGCGATCACCGTCAACGTCTACCAATTAAGTGTGGTCGTCGGGCGCGGGTATCCCGCCAACGCAACGATCTGATAAACATCAGCTCCACAGAGCCGCCCATGAGGCGGCTTTTTTTATGGGACAACCATGAGCGACAGCACGACAAAACTTGACCTAGTTTCGACCTCGCAGGCGAATAAGGAAGTCACGGTCAATAACGCACTAGATGCCGCTTCGCCATCAATGCTCTACGGTCGGCGCGCATCGACATGCGCGGGCCTTACCTGGGGTTACTTTGGGGGTTGCATTCTGGTCGGTGGCTCGCCGCTCGCGGTCGCAAACGGAACCATCACACTGTCCGCGTCGAGCACCAACTACATCGAGGCGAATCCGGCAAATGGTGCGGTGTCGAAGAATACCAGTGGCTTCACCCTCGGGCTCGCGCCGCTGTATCAGGTCGTCACCGGTACCAGCGGCGTCACCAGTTACTTGGACGTTCGCAACGGCCTTGTGGGTGTCGCCGCAATCCTTGGCGACGGTGACAAGGGCGACATCGTTGTTTCGGGTGGCGGCGCAACGTGGATGATTGACAGTGCCGTCTTGAGTGCGTTCGGGCGCACACTGATTGATGATGCCGACGCGGCGACCGCTCGCGGGACACTTGGGCTCGGGACCGCTGCGACTCTGGCGATCGACACGGATACAACGCTCACCGCCAACAGCGACAGCAACCTTGCGACGCAGAAGGCGGTCAAAGCCTATGTCGACAATACCGTCACTGGCGGCGCGGCTGGAGTCATGGTGTTCAAGGGCGTCATCGACTGCTCGGCCAACCCGAACTACCCAGCGGCGAACGCCGGTCATGTGTACAAGGTTAGCGTAGCAGGCAAGATCGGCGGCGCATCAGGTGTCGTAGTGGAGGTGGGCGATACCGCCTATTGCATCACAACGGCGGCATCTGGAACGCAGGCGGCCGTGGGCGCATCGTGGAATATCGCACAGGTGAACATCGACGGGGCAGTGACCGGGCCGGCGAGTTCGACTGATGCCCACATCGCCCTGTTCAACGGCGCGAGCGGCAAGGTGATCAAGGACAGCGGTGCGGTGCTGTCGACGGACGGCACTTTCGCGGGAAATAGCGACTCCAATATCCCGAGCGAGAAGGCAGTAAAGACGTACGTCACAGCAGCCGTGGCAAGTGGTGGCGCTACGCTCACCAACTGGACCGAGGCCGTCAACACCGCAGCGCCGAATGCCACAATCCCTGTCGTTTCGTTCACCGCTACGAACGCCGCTACGAACGTCGATGCGGTCCTGGCACCCAAGGGGAATGGCTCCAAGGCGGCTCAGATTGCAGATAGCACGACTACCGGGGGTAACAAGCGCGGACCCTATGCCACTGATTGGCAGAACAGCCGCAGCAGTGCAGGTCAAGTTGCGAGCGGCACCAATTCCACTGTCTCGGGCGGCATCAACAACACCGCATCGGGCAATTCGTCAGCTATTACTGGTGGAAATGGAAACACCGCCTCCAACACCACATCCACCGCCGGAGGTTCAAACTGCACAGCATCCGGCACAAGCTCTACCGCCATTGGTGATACTTGCACTGCGTCGAATGACTATGCATTTGCCGTTGGTTACGGGAATACCGCGAGTGGGATAACTTCGGTGGCGCTGGGCGGTCGGGGTAATACCGCTGGTGGCGACTATTCGGTTGCGTCGGGCTACTACAGCACCACTCGCGGCATTCGTGGCGCGCGCTCGCATGCCTCCTATACCTTTGTTGCCGGGAACGACTGGCAGGATATAAGAGTTATTTTGGGTGGGTTCACGACGGACGCGACCCCCAAAATTCTAACCTGCGACAACAACGGTGCGGGAACGACGAACCAACTCACCGTTGCCTCTGGCTCGGCATCCACCGTCAAAGGCCTTGTTGTCGCGCGATCCACCGCTGGCGACGTAAAAAGCTGGACGTTTGAGGCGTCAATTAAGAACAATAGCGGAACCGTATCGATGGTTGCCGCGTGCACGCCTACAGTAGTAGCGGCCGACAGCGGGGCGTCTAGCTGGGCCCTCACCGTAACTGCGGATAATACCAATAAAGCAATCGCATTGACGTTCACTGGCGCGGCGTCAACGACCATTAAAACCGGTGCCACGCTGACGGCCATTGAAATTAAGGCCTGATCGCCGCACCCGTATTCGCAGCGGTTCTGGCATTCGTCATGCGCTGCGCAAGCTTCGCTCCATATCGCATGCCGGGCGCCTCTATGAGGCGGTAGGCCGTGATCGCCAAAGCCGCCTGGAGGGCTGCAAAAGCCATTACTCGCCAATACCAAGCTCCGTCACCCATGAGTGTCAGCCCCATGGCTGTGATGTGCGTGAGGTAGATCCCGTAGGAGTATCGGGCAACGGTGGCAGCCCCAGCAACAAGAGGACGAAAGGTAATTTCCCGGCATAGTGATATGACGATTCCTGTCGACAGACAAAGCAGCCAGAAGAGGGGCATGTACTTGAAGTCGCTAAGGCCACACCAAGCGATCAACGCAACGCCGATTCCGACCACCGAAAAGAGAACCCAAGGCCCGACGAACGGCTGGGTGCGAATCGAGAGAAAGTAGGCAAGCGCCCCAGCGAGGAAGCAGGGGGTGAAACCGATGAAGATGGGGTATATGGAGGTTGCCCATAGCCCAGCCGCAAGCGCCAATGCGGCCAAATACACCGTCAACATGCGGCTAATCGACCTGCGCGCGAAGACGAACAGTGCCGGTAGGAACAGGTACATGAGCAATTCGTATGGAAGCGTCCACAGTGGCGTCGGCCATGATCGGAACCCGGTGAATGTTTGCACGAGCAACAGATTGCTCCACAGTTCCGCGGCCCCGAGCGGCTTGCCGCCGATCCAAAGCATGGATGCCATGAATAAGACGACGATGATCGAGAGCGGGTAGATCCTGAATACTCTTCGAAGCAAGAAAGGGGCGAAAGCAGCCCCGTGTCTCTCCAAAGACATCATCAGGACCAGCGTCGTGTGCACGAAGAACAGCGCCACGCCAGCACGTCCGATTGCTTCGCGAGCCCCGCGATCGGCTAGAAAAGCAAACCCATTGAAGTAGTCATGGAGATGACTGAGAAGGACTAGGCCCACGGCAAGTGATCGCAGCAGATCCAGATTTGGGCTTTCTTTCATGTTCAGGCACCGAAAGAGTAAGCATCAAATATTAGACCGATTTGCAGTCAGTTTGTGAGTTGCGGTCACTGTTCTTTTAGTCAGTTGTTTTTCTGCCGGCCAAGCCGGGCTTTACCCAACCACCGCCACGGCGGGAGAAGTGAAACGTAACAAGCCGCCTTGAGCGGCTTTTTCTTTTTCTAGGGCCGCCATGGATCCCGATCTGCAGCGTCTTGTCTTCATCGCCCTACAGGGTTTGGTCACCATCCTTTGCGCTGTGCTGTGGTTCCTGTTTCGCGAGGCGAAGACAAGGGCCGAGGCCACTGCCAGGGAATTCGCGGAGTACAAGGTGCACATTGCCGAGAACTACGTGACCCATGCCGACTTGACGAAAGCCATCGATGCTATCAGCCGCTCTATCGAAGCGGTTTTCGCCAAGCTGGAGCGGATCGAAGACAAGCTCGATAAGAAGGCAGATAAGACATGAACTTCGATCAGGCTTTTGCGACCATCGCGAGCCCCGATGTCGAGGGAGGCTACTCTGACCGCGACAAGGCGGCGGACCCGGGAGGCAAGACTAACCACGGCATTACGGAAGCCGTGGCGCGCGCTTGGGGCTACAAGGGCGACATGCGCGACCTGCCGTTCGAGACCGCCAAGGCCATTGCGAAGGCGTGGTACTGGGATAAGTACCAGTGCGACCAGTTCGACCCGCGCATCGCGTATCAGATCTTCGATACGGCGTACAACGGCGGCTTCCCGGTCAAGTGGTTGCAGGAGTGCGTCGGCGCCGTTCCGGATGGTGTCATTGGGGCCAAGACCATCGCCGCTGTGCGTGCGGCCGATGTCTGGAAGGTCATCGCGCTATTCAATGCTAAGCGCCTGCGGTACATGGTCAGCCTGAACAACTGGCCGCAGAACGCCGGCGGGTGGGCGCGGCGCGTCGCGGACAACATGACGCGGGCGGCTGCATGAATGAGCACGAGCAAAAGCGCACGCTGACGATTGATGTCTTCATCCCAAACCATCCGGACCGGACAAATACGCCGATCTTCGAGGCGACCCGCCGCAAGCTGATCACCCACAACCCTGATGCGCGTTGCGCCGTTGGTAACGGCCACTGCGACCACGGGAACCCGCTGGAGCTGCACCACCGGCATGTCGAGTGGTGCGACAGCCTGGGCGTGGATTGGGAGCGCGTGAAGCTGGTGGCGCCGGACTTCGACTGGTCGACCTTCGATCCCAGCAAGCCGGACACGTTCATCGACAGCGAGCACAACGCCAACCTTGTGCTGTGCAAGAAGCACCATACCGGCCTCGGCCACGGCATCCATTGCATGGACGGCCCGACATGGCAGATGCAGATGATCCAGCGCGAAGATTTCGTTTTCTCCCCCGACGAAGCACCCAAAACTGAAGGAGTATCGAAGTGAACACGAAAGTCATCTTCCAGACCATCATCGGCGCCGCCGGCTATATCGGCTGGGCCGTAATGGCCTTCCTCGATCCGACCCTGCGCGCCGACTTCCTGCACTTCAACATCGCGATGGCGGTGGGCACGATCGGGCTGGTGCTGCGCGACATGAAATCCAGCGACCAGCCGTCGGCGCCGAAGGAGGGCGGCTTCGCGCGTTTGCCGATGCTGGGCGTGCTGGGCGCGGCCGCGGTGCTTGCGGCATGCCAGACGATGCCAGGCGCGACTCCCGCCCAAAGTACGCAAGTGACTTCGACGCAGGCCTGCGCAAGCTGGGGTGCCGCCTTCGATGTCGCCCTACAGCTTCGCAAAGCCGGGAAGCTGAACCGTGCCCAAATCGACCAAATCACGCTGCTGGACTCCCAGGTGACGCCAATCTGTACCGGCCCGATGCCGACCGACCCGGATACGGCAGCCAAGCAAGTGACCGCCGCCGTGACCACGCTGACCATCCTCGAACTTGCCGCCAAGGAGGCGAAATGACCACCGCTACCGACATCGCGCAGACTGCGCTGCAAACTGCCGCAGGCCTCGCGCCTACCTTGGCCGCAACGGATCCGCGCGTCGCCGCCATCGTCGCGCTGTCGCCGCTGGCGCTCCAACTGCTGCAGATGGCGACGCAGGCGCAGCAGGCGGGGCTGCTCACGCCGGAGCAACTGGCTACCATGTGGATCGACGTTGGCGCGGGGCTGCAATCGACCCATGCCCAGTGGGCGGCTATGAACGCTGCTGATGCTGCGAAGGCGGCGCAATGAGATTGGTCGACTTGAATCCCGAGTGGTGCGGAAGCGGTGGTGTGGGCGTGACCAGTACCGCGACCGGCGAGCCAATCCCACGCCGCGAACGCACAAGCATCCTGCTCGACTGCCCTTGTGGCTGCGAGCACCGCTTGCACGTGCCGTTTGCCAATCCTCCCGATGGCCTGGGCCCGCTTTACCCTGGCTACGGTTGGCAACGTACTGGGGAAACGTTCGAAGATCTGACTCTTACGCCATCAATCCAGCGCGAGCTGCCGGCGCGATGCTGGCATGGCTTCATCACCAACGGCGAAGTGATAACGGTATGAGCGCCTTTCTCACGCCGCTGGACATGCGCCTGATGCGTGATGCGAGCGGCCTGCCACTGCTGACGAGGCAGGGCAGGCAGTTGTACCAGCTGCTCGCTCCTTTCCGCTATCAGTCGGACGTCGCGGGCCTGGTGGAGGTGCCGGAAGGCTTTGTCACCGACTTGGCGTCATTCCCCCAATGGGCGCTCGCGCTCCTGGGTGATATCGGGCAGCAACCTGCGGTTCCGCACGACTTCATCTACAACATGCACACCGTGCCGCGGGAAACCGCCGACGCGATGCTGTACGAAGCCTGCCTCCTGACCGGCGTGCCGCGCTGGAAGGCATGGTCGATTTACATCGGCGTCCGCATCGGAGGCGCCTCGCATTGGAATCCCTCACCCGACGAGGTGAATCATGCGCAGCAAAAAGAGCCAGCAGCTTGACCAACGCACTTGCGAAGGGTGTATTCACTTCCGCCTTCCCGATCCTAGCGACGAGATCGGCGTATGCCATCGCTACCCGCGCGTCTGGATCATGCGAGATGACAAAGGTGGCGGCTGGGCATACCCCGAGCAGCACACCAATGACGAAGGCTGCGGTGAGTTCTCCCGCCTCACGCACTGAGGTCAAATATGCCAGTCGAACAGACCATCGTGGACCCGCGGCTCGCGGAATGGGCGACGCCCACCCAAAAAAGATATCTGGAGGCTGTAATCGAGCACGGTAGCGGCGGGAAGGCCGCTGCTGCACTCGGTGTCAGTAAGAACACAGTGAATGATTCCCTGGCACGTCTAAAGCACGCGGCCGCTATGAAGGGCTATGCGCCTGAGTATGATTTGGTGCATCCGGTGGCACCGGGGCAAACTCTTGCCGGTGCGTCGACCTTATATAAAGACGGCAAGCCCGTCATGGGATGGGTTAAGTCGCGCGCCTCGCACGACGCCTTCGTGGCACTTATCAAAGAGGTGGCGCAAGGATTTGTCGAAGACATCGGGCCGATGACTGCGCCGCCGGCACCGCTCGACTTCCAGGCCGATGTCATTCCGTGGATTCAGATAGGGGATGCGCACCTCGGGATGCTGGCGCACGCCAACGAAGTCGGGGAAAACTTCGATCTTAAGATTGCCGAGCAGGAGATCTGTGCGGCGATCGGCATTCTGATTGACGAATTGCCGTCGTGCGAGCGCCTGGTGCTGAACGACCTGGGCGACTTCACGCACTACGAGAACTTCGAAGGGGAGACTCAAGCCAGCCGGAACCGTCTGGACTGCGACACCCGCTTCCCGAAGATGATCAAGGTCTACTCACGGGTCATGCGCTTCATTGTCGAGAAGGCCCTGACAAAGGCGCGGCACGTTGACGTCATCGTGAACCAGGGAAACCACAGCCGAACGAACGATATCTGGATGGCAGAGCTCCTACGTGTGGCCTTCGGGCACACTGGTCGCGTCCACGTCCTGAATAACGATTCGGCGTTCATCGCCTACCGCATGGGGAACACGCTGGTGATGACGCACCACTCGGATAAGTGCCGTCCGGCGCAGCTAGCCCATGTCATGACGACCGATTTCCGCAAGGACTACGGCGAGACCGAGTTTCACTACGTCGACATCGGGCACGTCCATCACTGCATGGTGACGAAGGAGCACCCGGGCATATTCGTGGAGTCGTTTAACCACTTGGCAGCGCTTGACAAGTGGGCGCATGACGCAGGCTACCGTAATCGGAAGTCGATCACGATCGTGTTGCGCTCAAAGCAATACGGCGAAGTCGGGCGCCGGGTTCTACCCATTCAGGAAATCCGCGCTAGGCTCGGAAGGGCGGCTCTTGCCGGCCCCGAGTCACGCGAAGTGTTCACAGTCTGAGCCATGAACCGCCCATGTAAGTGTGGCTCCGTTCCTGTGTTCAAGGAACGTGAACAGTACGGAATAATGATCATGCGCCTCGAATGCGCATGCGGAAACCACGGCGCCACGCTGTTCTACGTCAAACCGGAGGATCGGCTAAGGATGGCCCAGGCGGCGTGGGACGGCTGGAATCTGGCCGGGAGCCAGTGAGCTACCGTTTGTGCTTGAACCGCTTCGGCGGCACCGCGCCCGGGCGTTTGAGCTTGAACCAGTATCTCGTTCGCTCGCCCGGCACGTATGGCGAGTCAGCTACCTTGCCCACCACTCCCTCCAGTTCCAACACGAGCGCCTGCGCGTAGAGCCACGAGATGGGATTCTCGACCATTGCGGCATCGATGTGTCTGGCGAATAGAATATGCGGCCGCTCTGGCGCCAGCAGTTGCCCAAGCTCGAACTTGCGGTCAACCAGCTTCTCGCTCATGACGACCCTGCCATCGGACACCAATAGGTCAAATGCACAGTAGGTGACCGCGGCGTCACCAGATCTCCAGCCTTTTCGCTTCGCTCGTACCTGCAGTGCCTCGAAATCCGTTCGGCCAACTTGGTCGAGTATCGCAATTTCGCCATCAATAATCGTTCGCCCGCCGCGTAGCGTCGCGAGTGAATCGACCACCTCCGGAAACCACTTCGTGCAATCAACGCCGTTGCGCGTCTTGAGGATGCACGGCCCATCACCTACCTGCGCAAGTACTCGGTAGCCATCGTACTTGATTTCAGCCACCCATCCAGCCTGGTCCGATGGCGGCATCTTCCGCTGATCGAGCCGCATGGGCTCGATATCCCATATGGATGGGTCCATTACTTATCCCAATATGGGCCGATGACTTTGCGCGGAGCCGTCCAGAAAAGAACAAGAATTCCACCACCAACGATGCCGATGTCTGACAGATTGGCACCAAGGCGGCTATAGTGAAAGTACAAAGAACCGTAGGCTATGAGACCTACCGTTAGCAGAATCCAACCAATAATCGATAACAGGCAATATGACACCAAAATCTTTCCAGAAGAGGTGTTTTTCACGACCAAGTAATTGATAAGATCATTCATCGAACGAACGCCCAAGGATGGTAGGAGCGGGATCGCTGTATCGTAGCGCAGATAAGACATTGAGGGGGCAAGATGAGTGACGCGTCTGGATTTATTGCGAACGCTGAGCGAGACGGGATCCTGGTAGATCGAATTAACCGCGCCCTCCACGGAATGTGTCTGTACGACGGACGCAAGATTCTCATGGAAGGCGAAGAGCTGGAGGTGGACTTGTCGTCCGAGATGGAAGGCCTGAAAGAGGCGTTGCGGTTGCTGTCGATCGACCCCGGCGAAGTGCTGCCGGCGCCGCGCTTTCCGAGGGGCTAGTGGGACGGTGCTAGACTTTCCATCATGAGAGCTACAGTTACCCGCCTTCGCGAGCGCGGCAAGCGCCGCCATGACCACACCATCAATTCGGACCCGGGCGTGACCGGCGATATGACGCTGGCACAGGTGTCCGGCGTCTACCAGCTTGAGATTTACGAGGAAAACAATCAGCAGATGAAGCGGCTGATACCGACTTTGTACGAACCGCAGGTGGTGACTATGCACGGCAGCATAATGCTGTGGCGTGGCGTTGAGAGCGTGGACGGCGCCGGGTATGTACAGGAGTGGAGAGCGGTTGTTGAGCCGCTTTGATCACGTAAAAATAGTTCCGCAAAAGCTCATCAGTAATTGGCGCTTCATAGTGATCCAAACTGTGGATAACTCTAAAATTGCGGAACCAAAATCTGGCTGTAACCCGCATGGTTAAGCCATTTCTAATCAGCCTTCTAAGCTGAGGGTCGTAGGTTCGATTCCTACTGGGCAGGCCAATCAAATCAAGGTATTAGGTCGCTTATTCACAGGGCGCATAGTTCCGCAAAAAGCCACGTAGTTCCGCAAAATCCTACTTCACTGGTTTGACGACCTTGCCTCGACGCAGGTAATGGCGCTTGGTTGTGGTAACCGTTTCGTGGCCGAGTAGGTCGCTCGCCGCTTGGTCGCCGCTGTGTTCCGCGGTATCGTCAGCAGCCTTGGCCCGCAGGTCGTAGAACCACATTTTGCGAATCTCGGCAGCCAATTCCTCATTTCCGTTTTCCTCGGCCGCTTGGGCTGCGGCCTTCCTCGCGGCGACGAAATCGTTGCGGAGCATGGCCGGCGTCAACTTCTTCCCGTCCTCGTTGACGAGTAGGGCGGTAGAGACGATCTTGTGCTGCCGCTTGCGGGCGCGGATCCGTTCTACGACGGAAGCGAGCTTGCCGATAATCTGGATGCGCAAAGGCTTGCCGGTTTTGTCCTGGCCCTTGATTTGCAATTGGCCTTCAGCGATGTCTCGCGCTTCGTCCAACCCCAGGCTGTCGCCCGGTCGCTGTCCAGTGAGGTATGCGATGTCGAGGGCATCCTGCAATGGCTCGGTGCCTTGCTCGTAGACGCGCGCCAAGACCTGATCGGTAATGTAGACGGTCCGCTTTTTCAGCTTGTAGCCCTTGATGCCTGTGCGCGGATTCGTCAGGTTGGTGTAGCCCCAGCCGCGCGCATAGTTCCACATCGATGAGAACAGGCGCAGGCAGCGGTTCGCGGTGGTCGGCTTGTCGCCGTGCTTTTGCTTGAACTTCTCAAGGTCTGACGGTTCGATCGAGTCAATCGGGGCCTTGCCGAAATACTTCCGAATATGAATGATGTCCGATTTCTGGACGCGGATCGTGCTTGTCGCGAGATTCGGCAATATCTCGGCTTCGTATTTGAGGATGACTTCGTTGAAAAGCGGATCGTCAGTAGGGCCGATTTGGTAGAGCTCGGCGTACTTCTTCAATGCGACGATGTAGTCGGTTCCAAGCGGAATCTCTTTGCGAGGCTTCGCCCCGGTATCAAGAAAATAGTATGTGCCGTACTTGCGCACGCGCTTGCGCATATGCGGCGGCAGGTTTTGATGCGTTGATGGACGACGGCCCATATTTTCAGTCTTCCGGAACCCATTTTCTCTTCACTGGTGGCGCGGCTGCTTGGTTCCTTCCTTCGATCGCCACGCGCGCCACCACTGGTTTACCGACGTCATTTACGTAGAACGGTATTCCCATTCTACGCAATGCGGAGATTTGCCTGGACTTTTGGGGGCGTCCGGTCAACGCGGTGATCTCGTCCCGGTCCAGAAAGGTTGAGGTGTTCACCCTTTACCCTCCTTGGCTGCGATAGCGGCGCGGTCGGCGGCAAAGTTGCGTTGCTTCTCGCCCCATGCGTCGATCAGGGCGTAGAGGTTCGCCAGTTCGATGATATTGCCGTGCGAGCGCAATATTGCTGCCATAGCCTGCGGAAGGCCATCGCAGTCCACAATGGTCGGGCTGAAATGGCCAGGCCACGGAGCATCCCCTCCGCTCACCGTTCCCGCCGACTTGCTTGCTTTGATAGCCTCGATGCGCTTGCTCACCTTGCCAAAGATGACGCGGGAGCACCGCTGCGCAGTCTCGGCGGCGAACGGAGTATCTTCCCCGGCGCGTCGGAACAGCATGATCGTGGTGAAGATCTCATCCAGCAACACATCATCCGTCGCCCATACTGGCGCGGGAACGCTCGGTGCTGACTGGGTGGCGCGCTTGGCGGCATCAAGGATACTTTCCCACTCTGGCATCTTGAGAACCACATCGAGCATTTCACCTACAGCCTGTTTTGGCGCGAGTCCGCAGCAAAGCCGGTAGGCAAGAGATAGTCGGTTATGGATAACCAGCAGCTCCTTTTCGATGTCGAGCGCACTCATGCGGCACCGCCATTCCAGCTGCGTTCTGGCTGAGCGTCCCAGCGGCAGAAGCTGACGAACGAGTCGAAGCAGTCGCCGTATTCCAGGTATCGCTGGTAACGGGCTGCATGTCGGCTAGGCTTACGCACCGCGCCCATTTCTCCGTATTCCACGTCGCTGGTCGGGTGGCAGTTTGAAATCTCGCCAGGACGGTCGGCATCGAAGTTCACACCGATGTAGTTGCCACGATCCGCTGCGATGATGCCGGGCTTCCCGCCCACCACTACGCGCCTACCGATATCAGCCGGAACGCCGTAGTAGTCCCTCACATATTCGCAGGCCATCACGCACCACCTTTCTGGTCTTTGGCAGGATCGTCTGCGCTAGGAGCGGCAGCGATGTTGGCGACGGCGTTGGCGATGGCTTCGCGCAGCGAACTACCGGTGCCGTTAACGTAGAGCTGGAATGCATCTTTCTCGCCCTCCGTAGCCAGCGCATGGAACTCGGCCCGGCCAGCGGCATCGCGCATCAGCGTCACGCTACCCTTCTCAGCGCGGCCGCTTGCCACGGTCGAGAAGTCGGACGTGTAGAACAGCCAGCCAGCCGGGACAACCTGCTCGACCTGCCCATCCTGCTCCGCGTCTGCTGCTCGGCCTTCTTCGATTTTGCGAGCCATGAGGCCCAGCACAGAGAAAAGGCAGTCGCGCAGCCGGTCATCCGCGCCAGGCAGTTGCCCTTGCAGATCAAGCAGGTTCACCACGCGGCGCAGGCGCGTTGCCTCATCGGTTCGCAGGCTTGCATCCTCACTGCCTGCTGCTCGTGCCTGTGCCAGCTTGGCGTTGATGTGGGCGATGAAGGCCGCGCGTACCCTGTCAAAACTCGCGCTGTACATGTTCTTGGTGCGCGCATCTGCGTAGTTCGCCAGCAGTTCTTGGAATTCAAGCGTGTCTATGTCCTCGGCGTCGCTGCCCATCTTGCGCAGCATGTGGGCGTGGTAGTCGCGGCGGTGCTGGAGAAGTTGCTGCTCGGTGTAGCCCGCCATCGGCACGGCGCTGTTGAGGCAGTATTGATGCGCCGGCAGTGGAAAATCATCGCCAGCGGCTGGGACGGAGACTATGCGCCTGATGAATGTAGCGGCAGCGGCGCAATCGTCAAAATCGGGATCGCTCGACATGAGGCGATTGATTAGGCGATCAGCTTCGGCATTGCCGGTGTCGCCCTTCGGCTCTTCCACTACCTGATCGGAGACAACAGGGGCACGCTGATCGAATGGATCGAGCAGCTCATGCAGCAGCTCCTGCGCATCATGCAGGCACTGCAGCCCGTAGCCGTTCGTGCGGATAACCCACGGCTCGCAGCCGATGGCTTGGCCATGCACGCCAGTTCCCGGCTTTTTGCCGCCGTCCAGCGCGGCCAGTGCTTCGCAGACTTCGCGCGCTCGCTGTTTCAGTTCGTTACTCATCTGCGGTTCCTTTCTGGCTGGATGGGGTGGCCGGAGCGCTCACATGCATCGTGATCCCGAGCTGCTCCTGCACCACGCGAGCGATGTTCTGCTCGACTTCAGGTGTGATGACCATCGGCGCGGCGGCTGCCGGAACCGTGATCTTTGCTTGCAGGCTCGGGCGCTTGAACAGCGACTCCGGCAGGTTGACAGTCAACCAGATAGAGACTTCGTGCGGCTCGCAGCGCGGCTTCGTTTTGGCAATACGCACCGAAGGTTTGCCATCGGTGAAGCCGGAATCCTTGAAATACTGGCCGACGATCAGGTAGAAGCCTGTCTGTACGAAGCTCATGCCGGACCTCCCTGCTGCTCGTCCTGTTTGGATGGGGTGGCGGTCATGGCGGCGATTGCGGCGCTCGCCAGTTCTTCCAGGCGGTCGTCATCCTCGGCAACGAGCGAGAAGTCATCCGGCCCCATCGTGCCGTAGCTCCACGCCGACCATACGCGACCACAGTCGTAGGCATCGCCCAGCGCCTCGGCGATGGCATCACGCACGCGCTCGCGCATCGCATCCTGTTCGCTTACGCTATTCAGGGGAGCGGCACCCTTGCCGAACTGCCGCGAGTCCATGAAGACAGCAAGCGCCTCGTACACGTCGATGGCGCAGCCGCCGCGTAACTGAACCATCATTGCGAGGTTGGCGATGTCCACCGGATCACCTTTCTCCACGTGCTCAACCAGCAGTTGGGCCAGGAATTCCACGGTGCACTGTGCGGAATCGTCCCAACCGCCTCGCCCCTTAGCGCGGGATTTCGCCAGTTTTTCTTTCATGAGCGCAGAGAAGCGGTCAACGGCCGCATCGTCAGGGTGCTGGCCATTCAGGGGAGCGGGTGCGGGCTGAGCGGCGAGTGCGGTCAGTGCATTTCGCACCTTCTCGTCAACGCGGTTTTCCAGCCATGCATCACGAGGCGGGTAGCTTGTCAGCATGATGCCGTGGCTGCGCTGTACAGCTTCAAGAGCCTCTTTCGCCAGCCGCACCGCCTCCGCTGCAACAGCAGTCGCTGCCGGTGCCGCGGCGGTGGCGCGGTGCGCCGCTGCCCACACTTCCTGGGCGGCCTTGCAGCAGCTTTCCATGTTCTCGATACCGCGCTTCACGTCGGCGGTGACGCCTTCATCCAGGTTTCGCAGCCACTGCAGGCCGTTGTAGGCTGTATCGGCCCATTCGTTGGCGACGTGCTTCCACGTGTCGATCAGGCTAGCTGCCGGTGCAGGCTCGGCGCTCGGCTGGGAACGGCGAGCAAGGGCGATCAGGGCGAGCATGGTGGGCGGATTAAACGCCGCAATGTAGCGCCCGAATTGCGCGCCGACTTCCTGCGCAATAGTCAGGCATTCCGTTCCATCCATCGTTTCCCATTCGCGCTTGGTGTAGACGTCTCCATATGGCAGAGAATCCCCGCCAACAACTTCGCCACCAGCGACGCGGAACGGTGTTTCTGCCGCATCAAACTCCCATTCGCCCATAGATTCAAGCTCGCGGGCCAATGCTTGCAGCTTGTCCAGATCAATGTTCTTGTCGGTCATGGTTGGACTTATCCTTGTTTGACTGGAACGGGACCGGCTTCGATTTGATAGGAGCAGTGGCACATGCGGCAGAACGTGCGAACCTTCTTTCCGGCGGTGCCGAGGCGGCGCGACACAAGAAAGCTGTGCCCCTTTGGGCATTTCACGCGGTCGTTGTAAGTCTTAGATTCGGTCATGGCTCATTCCCCTTTGGTGGTGTTCTTCTTGAGGGCGCGGATAGCGTCGGCCACCTGCTGCGGATCGCAATACGAACCGCCTGGCACAACGGCTATAGCCTCTTCCAGCACCTGATTGCGCAGGTCATCACTTGCAGGCTGTGCGCTGACTGCCTGATATCTTCCGACTAGCGCGGACGCTGCGTTGCGGGCGGCTTGGTGACCCGGCTTGTACCCGAAAGCCGCTGCCTGATGCGCCAGGCACTCTGGCGCGACCTCGCACGGAAGATTTATGATCGTCATGCACAAGTCGTCTGCGGCCGCAGTTGTTGCCAGATCATTGTTATCAATCATCCTAGCTCCCCCTGGTCTGGCGAATGGCCCGCGCGATCATCACCATCTGCGTGCCGACGTCGTAGTTGCGGAATTCATCGTCGGTTGCGTGCGGTACGGTGACGTTGACCGATGCCGACTTGCTCGGGTCTTGCACGGAGGTTGCGGTGATCGTCACGGTGGTGTCGAGGATTTCGGCGCGCGGAGCGGCGAACATGCCGGATGCGTCGATGGCGCCTGCGGTGCAGGCCCAAGTGACGGTCGGATCGAAAGCGCCGGAGCCGGTAACGGCCTTGCTGAACTTCTGCTGCGCGCCGCCGGTCACCACACTTGACCCGCCTACTGCGATGCTTGCAATCGTTACTGGTGCTGGTGCTGGTGTCGGCGCCGGTGTCGGGGCGACGGTAGGGGCGGTCGTGGGCGCAGTCGTCGGAGCTGCAGTCGGCGCATCGGTAGGCGCAGTCGTCGGCACTGGCTTGTTCGCAGCCGCCACCAGCGAGCGCGGCACGATGGCAAACTGTGGAGAGTCCGTGTACGTCGGCTTGTTCGCGCGGCTACTGAACTGCGTCCACGCCTGCGCGCCGCCGGCGTAGCCGGAATCGACAGCCATCGCCAGCGCGGGCTGATAGTTCGCTGGATAGCCTTGGCTGTCGCTGGAATAGCCCACCATTTCGTTTGCCTGGTATTTGGTCGAACTCTCGGAGTTCAGTTGCGCGAGGTATCCGGCGGTATTGCAGCCGGAATTGAGAAATGCAGTGTAGAGCGTTTGCGAGATCGACTTTTGGAAGCAGGTCGCTAGATCGTTGTACAGGGGCGACGCAGAGGTGTCGCGCACTTGCAGGCTGTACATGGTCGCTTGGGTCCAGCAAAAGCCCGGTGTGATCATGCGGCCGATCTGGAACTTCGCCATCCACAGCACCAATCGAGCGGCACCAGCATGACCTAGTTCGGCGCAATGCCCGATCCCCTGTAGCCCGAAGTCCGCTTGAAACGGGCCTATACCGACGTTGCTCTGGCCGTTCATCGGGTAGACGATGCTGTCGCCATCAACCAGAATGCCGAGTTGGTTGTGATTGCCGTCCACATACTTGGCTACGTAGAAATTCACGTTGTTATCCAAGATTTGCAGAAACATGGACTTCGCGGGGTGAGTGTCAGGGGTGATGAAAGCCGCCTCACCAAGCGTACGCATCGACCAGCCTTGACCGCGCAGTTGGTCGCGGTTGATCAAGCCTTTTTCGTAGCTGCGGTAAGCCGGGTTGAAGTTCAGCGTGCAGTAGTTCGCCCAAAAGTGGAGCTCTTCGAGATAGTAGAAGTCGCCCGTAACGAGATACGGTATATACGCGAACGCGCCTTGGTGTGCATTGTCCGCGTGACCTGGGCTAGTGGTGGTCAGTGTAGGAAGTTTCTCGGTCTGCTTCGTGGCCGGATTCATGCAGTCGTTGACCGTGCCATACAAGCCGGCGTACGGGAAATGAATGACATCCAGCGGCTTGCCGGTTGCAGGACCGCCGGAATCGTCGCGGTAATGGGCAGACCAAGACCCTGCCGCATTCGCACGAGCCAGCATCAAATCTTTGGCCCGCTTGTCTTGCGATAGCAGCCACGCCGCGTGAGTGTCCGGTGCGATGCCGATTTCGGGCCTGCCGCCGGTGGATCCCATGTCCGGCGTGAAGCCGCCAAAGCCCATCGGCTCGTACTTGGCGGCGTTCGTCGTCAGCTCGCTCGCATACCCGGCGAGAACCGCCGGTTGCATTACGACGGACTGATCGTAGTTCGGCACCTGCATGGAGGCGATCAGGTACGGTACGTTGTAGCCGATGTGGACTTGCGGCTGCTGGCCGATCCACAGCGTTTTGCGCCAGCGGGTGAGTGGGTATTGCGTCAGTGCCAGCTTGGCGAAGGTGCTTGAGCCAGCCAGTAGCGCGACATCGTAGGTAACGTCCGCGATGGAGCTATAGGCCTTCGTGTGCTCGATGGAGATATCGACCTTGGCGGCGCTGGCTGCCGGATAGGCGCGGATGGCAAATTGCGCGGTCAGGGTAGGGTGTCCGTTGCCGGAGGCGTCCTTGAATGGCAGGCTGAACACGATTTCTTGGCAGGCCGAGCCGCTGAGCCATGTCTTCATGTCAGCCGGCGCGTTGGTGGATGCCAGCGCCTTTGCCGCGTCCGCGGTGTAGTTCACGCCGCCGCACAGGATGGTAGCCGAGGCGTTGAAACTCTTTGAGAGCGCAGCGGAATAGGGTGCAGCAACCGGCTGCGGCGTCGTCGTGCGCACCAGTTGCATAGTCATCACCTGACCTGCTTTCAGCGACGGAATAACGCCGCTGATGATTGCGTGCCGCACGGAGCCGTCAGGGTGCGTCGCTTTCGGTTCGAACTGGAGCGCCATGCCTACACAGGTAAGTGAATCGGTCGTCGCCAGGTCGCCTTGCTTGAACGGCTGGCCGAAGGTGAACGGTACGTTCGTCTGATCCGTGGTCGCGGTGCTGGTGAACGTCACGCTCGTAACGGGCGCGTTCGGTGCTATGGCAGCATTTGCGAAAACAGGGGCGACGAACGGCGGGATTGTGACGGAAGGTGCGCCCACCGTTTGGCGGAGCGCGGTAGTGTCTACGGTCATCATTAAGTCCTATCAGGTTAGACGGCGAGGTGGTCAATCTTGGCGTGTGTCGGTGCTGGCCCGAACAGCGCGGCTACGAGCGGATCGCGTTTGATACCGATCTGCTGTGCGGGAACACTTTTGCGCGTGCACTCCGCTTCGGGGGCAAGTTTCGGATCTGTGCCAAGTTCCCATTCCGAAGGGCCGAACGGCTTACGCTCCCAGGCATGGCGAATCAGGCGAAGCTCCCTGTGCATATAGTTGGCGTATTTCGCACCGGTCGATACCGGAAGGCCGACTTGCTCGCACAGGCTCTTGGTGGATGCGGTGCCGCCTTTTAGCAGTTCCAGCATCAGGTCGATGTAGTGCTCGCGCTCCTCGCGCGGCGCGGCGCGCTTGTTGTGGGTTCTCATCGTGAAGTCCTGTAGGCTTTGGTGAGATCGCGGTTGACCGCATGTCCGCGTCGAAGGATGGTTTTAGCCACCAGCGCGCGATCAGCGTGGCTGCTGTCGGATTGGCGCAGCAAGCCAAGATAGCTATTGGCCGCGGCGAAGACCTTGTCGGCATGCATGTTGCGCAAGCGGTCAATGGCCTGATGGACTGTGCGCCGGCGTGCGCGTGTGTGCCACGGCTTAATCAGATGGCCGACGAAGTCGACGCCGCGGTCAATCGGCTGCAGGATTGTCTTGGTCGGATTGAGTCGAGCACCGAGCCTCGCGGGCAGGAATGCATCGATGCTGGCAAGCGCGCCGTTCAGCCATTGCGGCGACTCGTGCAGCAAAATGAAGTCATCGACGTAGCGCACATAGTGCCGCGCACACACCTGATGCTTAACGTGCTGGTCGAGGGCGTTCAGGTAAATGTTGGCGAAGAACTGCGACGACAGATTGCCGATCGGCAGGCCAAGGTGCGCAGGTTGATTCGCCAGGCGCTTGTGAAGCGGCACACGTTCCAGTAGCCGTGGGTCGCCGTGGAATTCATAGTTCAGGCGCGGGTCATGAAACAGAATCACGTCGGCGAGCCAGAGCCACCAAGGCTCCGTGACGCGTGCCGCGATTTGGCGCCAAAGAACCTGCTTGTCGATACTGACGAAGAAGTTCGCCAGGTCGCATTTCAGATACCACAGCGGGCGCGACCAGTTCTCGGATGCGCTACGGATTTTCGATTCAAGCCGCTTTGCCGCGTAAAGCGTGCCGCGGCCCGGAATGCAGGCGCAGGTATCTGCGATGAAGGATGCGTAGAAGCGCGACGCAATCCGGTTGTACAGCAAGTGGTGCACGATACGGTCGCGGAATTCTGCGGCCCACACCTCGCGCGCCTTGGGGCGAGTGATGACGAAGCAAATGGAACGCCCGGGGCGATAGCTGCCGTCGAGAAGTTCGTCGCGCAGTCGGGTTAGATTGCGTTCCTGGTTCTGCTCGAATGCGACCGCGCTTGCCGTGTTGCGCTTGGCCTTCCGGCAATCGAGATAGGTCTGTACGAGTTCGTGGAATGAAAAGTCAGCATGGTGGCCACCGGGATAATCTGCGGACCGCGCGGGCGCGCAAGCGCGCCGACTTGTTGTTGTTGTTCTGGTTGCCGTTGTTGAAGTTCTGGTACCAGGCATAGTCGTCGTTAGCAGCGTGCTGCGGTTGTTCATGCTATCTACATCGCCCCGCCGAAGGCCGCAGCGACCGATCAGCGGGGAAATTGCGCCAGACCTTCCAGAACTATGTCGGGCGGTATCTGCGATGCGCATGGCGGTGGCCTCGTGAGCCAGCGGCATGACCAGATTAAAAGTTCGCACAGTCATGGTGGCCGTAACCATCAGGAAGCGGGCGACATTGCGGAACGGCGCCATCCACTCGCCTGCTTGCCGACGCTGGTAGTCAGCTCAACGGCGCGGGCATACTGCTTCACTGCGATCAGGCGCTTGTCGCGCGAGAGCCGCAGCAGCAGTTCCGTCACCTGTAGCCTCTCGATGAGATCCTGCAGGTGCGGCGCCTTCTCCCGCGCCGTGTTCGCGCGGAAGATCAACGTCACGATCTCGACTACCTCGTCGCGGATCTTCCCGCCAATCGATGCCTTGAAATCACGTGGCATGTTCTTGGCGAGGTCCGTGACGACGTCGAGAAGGTCGTAGGCGACCTTGTAAATCGGCAGGTTGGTGTGGAGTGCCATGCTGATGAAATGGTTAAATCACTGAATTGTTAATCTGCGGACCGCGCGGGCGCGCAAGCGCGCCGACTTGCTGAGGTCGTCCTGGCTGCCGTCGAGGAAGTGCTGGACCCAGGCACAGCCGTCGTTAGCAGCGTGCTGCTCGCCGGACCAGTAGTAACGTTCCTCGAACTGGCTCTTGAGGTTCGCAAACAGGAGCGCTTGTTCGCGGCGCGTCGGCAGCTCGCCGCCGGCTTCGGCTGCGAACTTCTTCGCCTCTTCCCAGGTCACGTTGTCAGCGTCGCCCGGTAGCAGAATCAAGTGATGCGAAGGCAGGCCGTCATCACCAAGGAGAATGCCGGCGTAATGCTCGTTCGCGCCAAGCTCGACGGTGGGCTGCGCGATCGTGACGATGCGCGGCGCATTCGCCTTGAACGTTTCGATCATGTCAGCCACGTTCTTGTGCGCGGCTTCGATATCCGCGAGAGTGATGGTCGTCATCAGTGACTCCGAAAATGGATGAAGGATTAAATTGCGAATCTGCGGACCGCGCGGGCGCGCAAGCGCGCCGACTTGCCGCTGTCGTTCTGGTAGCCGTTGCTGAAGTCCTGGGACCAGGCACAGTCGTCGTCAGCAGCGTGCTGCGTAGAAGACCAGTACCATTCGTCAGCGAAGGCCTCCTCGCCGCCTTCCACGAAAGCGGCTGCGGTGGTTTGCGCCGGAGCGGAATGGCTATATGCATGCGTCGGCGGCACGGCAGACGCATTGACGCCGCTGCGCGCATAGAGCGAGTTCGATTGCGTGGTCGGCTTAAAAGCGCGATAGAGGACTTCCAGCTCGTCCTGGCTGGGGAGATACCAGTCGCGGTACCCGTTGATTTGCAAGCCGCGCGCCCAAACAGCCGCCTCGCTGCCAGCGTTCGCCATTGCCTCCGTGTTGCGCATGCCATCGTTGTAGCTGTCGGCGCCAGCAACGCGCTTTTCCGAATCGAGCCACGCCACTTCGGCGTTTTCGCCTTCGGCCTTGGGCGCAACCACGAGCGCATACGGTACGCCGTCGATGGTGATTCGCCCGGCGTAGAAGCCGCCTTCAATTGGAGCGCCAATAGCGGCGGGGATGGATTTCTCTTCGTTGTTCAACGTCTTCTCCTTGGGTGTTGACTGCAATGAAATTGGTTTAGTTGCGAGCTTCGCCGCCCAGCACTTCCACTAGGTCAGTCAGCATCTTCGCCAGCTCTCCGGTCATCAGCGCGACGTCGTTGTCGAAGCGCTCGTCATCGGCGTAGGCGACAGCCTCGCTTTCCTTGAGGACGTCCAGCGGCTTGACGCTCTTGATTGCCAGCGTTTCGGTCAGGACGAACGAGATCCGATCCTGCCAGGTCATCGCCAGCCGCGTGCATTGTTTGCCCGCTGCGATGTGGCGACGCATGTCGTCCGGCTCCAGCGTGTGACGCTTGTATCCGACTTGGGCCTTGCTCTCGCCGGTTGCGCGCATCGTCGCGTCTTGGTCGATGGTGAAGCCGTGCGGCGCTTCGTCGGCTTCCAGCCAGCCCGTCATCACGGCGACGGGCGAGCGCTGCACGCGGAGGGATTCCAGCGGCATGCGGTCGACCGCTTTGAGCAGCAGCTTGATGACGTCGTCGGCTTTGCTCGGGCTCGCGGCATCCACGACGAGCCAGCCGTTCACCGGGTCGATCCAGACCCACGTATTGCTGCGAACGGGGAAGGCGCGCGGCAGCAGTTCGTCGGCGGCGCGCTCCTTGAGCTCCTTCATGGCCTTGTGGCCCGGACGGAAGCCTTGCTGCTCTTCGAGCTCGTCGGCCTTGGCTTTGGCGACCTGGTTGATGACCGACGACGGCAGCAGCTTCTTCTCGGTCGCCAGCACCAGCAGCATCTGTCGGTTCACTTCATGCACAAGCTGGCCGTCGCGCGGGGCGATCCAGCCTTGACGCAGCAGTTCGTTGCTTGAACATGGCGTGAAAGCCTGCTGACTGATCATCGGAGTCAGGGCGTCGGGGGTCATCTTGTACGGCGCCGGAAGACGGTAGACTTGAAGGTTCTTCATCCACATGGTTAGCCCCTTACGCCGCCGCGGCGACGGTGATAGTTACGCGCTCCAAGAACAGAGCGGCGAGTGGTCGAATGTCGTCAACATGCAGCCCCTTCACCGTCACCAGGCTGTCGTCGTCCAAGCGGAGCGCGACGCCATCGGCACCGGATTCTTCTTCGAGCCGGCCGATTTCGACCAGCGTTCCCGTGATTTGCATATTTGGTTGTTCCTATAAGGTGCGCGCTTCGACCCGCCGATTTGCTTCGATCGTGCGCCAGCATTCGATCTTGGCCTGCGCCGCGACGATCAGCCAGCGCAGGGATTCCTCTTCTTCGACCGCGCCCTGCAATCCCTCCAGCAGCGCCAGGTATTCGGGATGCGCGTAGGCTTCCCGCTCCTGTGCCGCCGAGGTCTTGTGGCCGTCGATCTCGGCCTGCCGCATCAGCAGCGCCTTCTTCGACTTGCGGAACTCTTCGAGGTAGACGCGCGCTGACTTGGCTTTTGCGTAGGCGGGCGCGTTGTCGCGGATGAAGTCGAGCGACTTGAAAATGTTGATTTCAGCATCGTCGTTCATGCGACCTGCTCCATGCGCGCCATAAACCGCTCACGCCGCTTTGTGATCTTCTCGATGTGCGGCGCCTTCCACTTTTCGAGGATGCGTCCGCGCTGGCTTGCCACGTATCCGAGGCCTTCGAGGGCCATATCGAAGATGCGGATTTGGGTCATGGTCAGGTTGCCGCTCTTTTCGCAGGTTGCGACGATCTTCTCGAGCGCGAGTTTGGCTTCGTGGGTCATGGCGCGCAGCACTCCTGTTGCGCCCTAGCGGCGATGGCCGGGCTCTTCGGGCAACAGGAACCGTCGCAATACAACCCCTTTGGCAGCAAGGTGCCACACTTCATGCGCGCCAAAATTTCGGTGCGCTCGTCATCCCGCTTCTTGGGTGCTGGCGACCGGAGTCTGATCGAGTGATCCATGGACTCTCCTTTGTTTAGGTGCGCTTTTGTTTCGCCATGCGGTCATACAGCACGACGTTGACGGTGGCCGCGAGGTTCATGCAGAACTCGGTCGGCACATAGATGACGTCGCGGCAGCGCTTGAGAATCCCGTCGCTGACGTTGCCATCCTCAGGCCCGAAGATGTAGAAGGCGCTTTCGGGGTGCGTGTAGTCGCGAAGATCGCGCGCAGTCGGGATGAACTCGACGGCGACGGGGATTGCGCCGGCCGGAATGATCGCCAGTAGGTCTTCCGTCGACAGCGTCGGAATGTGCCGCCAGGACGACTGCGTGTCCTCGCTCGATTTGCGGAAGCGCTGGCCTTGAATGGCGACCATCGAAGCGCCGTAGCAGCCGGCCGCGCGCATGACGCCGCCGTAGTTTAGGCTGTTCTTCGGGTTGAACAGGCCGATGGATGCGAAACCGCGCCTCATGCCGGCACCCCGCAAGCCTCGCGCGCCGCTACAAAGTCGATCTCGGCCAGCCGGTTGATCACGTTGATGCGGTCCGTGCCAAATTCCAGCACGAGCAGGTCGATGATCTCGTCGTCGGTAACGTCTTCGTCGGCAATGGCGTCGCAGAATGCCTTGTAGGGCAGCGCATTGCGGTGGTCGGCGTAGAAGCGATCAGCGTTCGCCTGGTGGCGCTTGCGGTCGGCATCGTCGGTGATGATGTGAATGTTGTCCATGGGGTTCCTTATGCGGCCTCGGCCATCGCGTCTTGACGCAAGATGGCGACGTAGCTGTTGACGAGTTGATCGAACTTCACGAGGCGCGCGACCATTTCATCAATGAAGTGGTCGTCGCGCTGGATGCGCTTCACATATAGGTCTTTGCCGACGCTCGCGAGGTCCGGCACGTACATGATGAAATCGCAGTAGCTGCGCCCGGTGATCCACATGCCGCCTTGCATCTGGTGGTCGTATTCGGACGTGTCGCCGGTCTGGATCATGGCGATGATCTTGGTGCTGTCGATGGGGGCCTTGATCTCGATAAGGCCGTCGCCCTCCACCAGGCCATCGGAGCTGTAGCCGAAGATTTCGTCGTTGGTGAGGCAGAGTCCGGCCTCGGTAACGAAGGCGCCGGTACGAGCCTCGTAAATGCGGCGCGCGGCGGCCTCCATCTGATGACCGCGCTCAAGCACCCATGCCTTCGGCGGCTCGCCGTGCGGCTGGCCGCTGATGCGCTCGATTGCGAGGTCGGCGGCGTAGCGCTTGGCGATGTCGGACGGCGAGCAAGTATCTTCGCCAGCCAGCGCGCGACGCACAATGTCGGACGAAGGGACAACCTTGTAGCCAGCGCCTTCAGCAGCATGCTTGGGCGCAAAACCTTCGCGGATCAGCTTCACGTAAGTCGCCTGCTGCTCGGTCAAGCCACCAACAGTGGAGATAGCGTCGGCGAAGCACGAGGCGGTAATCTTGCCGCACCTGGCCGCATGCCACTCCGGAACACCCTGCAAGCATTGAACGAATCTCATGCTGCGCTCCCTGCGGCGCGCTGGTAGTCGCGCTGCTCGTCAGTCTGTGCTGATCCGCCGGTGTCCGGCATTTCGACGGTGCGCGATTCTTGCGCGGCCAGCTCGCGGAGGTGCTGACGGTGGTTTGCAATTGCCGCTTTGAGCGCGGCGTGGTCGTTCGGCTGGCTCGCCAGCTTGCCGTTGTTCTCGCGCCAGTATTGGAGCGCCTCGGCATCGGTGCGGGTGGTAAGCGCTGCGGCGATCATCGGGGCCACATCAACCCAGCCGGCATTAGGGGCACCTTCGGCCAGTCGCTCGCCGTTCTCGCTCAGTTGGTTCATCGCCTTGTCCAGGCGGTCGGTCTTGGGCCACAGCTTGTAGGCGCGGCGAATGACGGTCTTCTTCATCATTTCGCCTTCGTCGGTAGCCCACGGCCCGCTGCTGTTGCGCTTCCACGATTCCGAGCGATCGCGAATGCTGTGCAGTTCGTCCAGATCCATGGTGGTCGTCAGGTAGTCGCCGTTGTGCAGCTTTGCCACGACATACGCGCCGACGACAGCACCGCGGCTCTTTGCGAACGGCTCGAACTCGTGGATCGGCTGCTTGTCCATGGCGACCTTTCGAAAAGCATCGTTCTCGCGCACGAGTTCTGCCTGGCCCCAAAGGATCGAGCCGGAAGCGATGGCGATGTCGAGCAGGCCGATGTAGCTGATGTCGAGGCAAATCTTGCCGCCGCGCGGCACCAGGTAGGCTTGTTTGCGCGCCGGGTTCAGGCTGATGCCGATAGCTGCGATGTTGGTCACTGCGGCAATCAGCGACTGCTTCGACCCCATCGCGATCTTCATCGCGAAGTCGTTGTTCTGCAGGATTTGGATGGCGAAGCCGGACTCGCGCTCGAAGTTGATGCTGCGGTCGACGAGCACACGCGAGAAGTCGTCGCGCGCTTCCTGAATTACGCCAGTAACAATGGCGAGTGCGTTACTCATTGATGCCTCCGTTGTGAATGGCGCGTCATGCGCCGGTCTTCTTATAGGTCGAAATACTTAATCGCCAGTACCAGCGCATCGAGGCGGCGAAAACCGGCGGCGCGCCATTGGCAGTACGAGCGGTAAATCTTCACTTTTCCGCGAACGCAATCACTTCCATCGGCACGCTGCGCTTGGACTGCTGCATGACCTGCAACTGAACCTTCACGGTGCGCAGGATCTCGCGGCCCTGCGATGCGATTGCGTCGCCTTGCGCCGGCTGGACGCTGCCGTCCTTGATGCCTTTGAGGGTGTCCCACAGGGCGTTTTTAAGGTTGGTTGCTGTAAGCTCGCTCATAGTCTCGTTTCCTTGTCTGTGCTTTGTTGAGGGCTCCGTTTGCTGCTGCAATTTCGGTTTTCGATGCTCGCTCTGCGACTTCCTTGTCGATGCTTGCGACGATCAGAAAGCATTGCCAAAACTCGCCGTATTCCTTCTTGGCCCGGTATTGCTTGTCGTATTCGCGCTTCCAGGCAACGTATTCAGGGCGGCGGCAGTATTCGGCGTGATCAGCAGATCTGGCCTTTCGCGCTACAGCAGCTGCTGCAGGGTCATACGTGCGCTTGAAATACTCGGCCTTGCCTTGCTTGATCCGCGCATGGTTCTTCTCGCGGTACTGCATGTCGTACAGGCGCTTCTCCTCTTTCCTCTGCGCGTCGGTCCTATCGACGCGGCGCCCGCGCCCGGCGCACACCCTGCAGCAGTAGAGATTCGCGCCGGTCTTCTTTGCGCGGTTGTAGTGCGAAATGGACTTCTCACACTTCGCGCCGCAAGTCGCGCATTGGACGACCATGATTTCCATGTCACTTCTTGCGGCCAGCGGCATCCATCTGATCTGCGGCCTGATCGAGCAGGGCGAACATGTCTTGCTGCTGCGCGCGCTCCTGTTCGCGCTCGTCCAGCACTGGCTGCATCGCGATGAACAAACCGAGGGCGATGGCGCACAGGCATTCGAAGGCGTAGACGAGTACCTGGCGCTGCTGGTAGGTGATGCGCTCCATGTCAACCTCACTTAGCCAGTTCGAAATGCTGCTCGCGGGTGATGCCGCGCGGCTCGGTATCCAGCGGTGCCTTGCCGCAGTACGCGAAGCAGCCGATGGTCTGCTCCACGCCGTCCACCGCTCGCTTGACGCCGTAGACATGAAGCTCGGGGGTGTTCCAGATGCATTCGGTACGGGTTGATGCGGAAGCGGTGGTCATGGTGTGCTCCGATTGGGCTGATGCGATGAACTACGCGATGCCGGCGCCGGCTTTGTTGTACAGCTTGATTCCGAGCTTCCGGTTCGCGCGCTTCGTGTCCGCGACTTGCGCAGCCAGTGCAGTGGCGCTCGGAGGCGCCATCGTTCCCGCAACATCGGCCGGCTTCGAACCTTTTTTAACCATGCCCACACGACGCTGCGCGCGGGCTGTTCCTCGTGCTACCTTGGGACTTGCTTTCATCTGGCGCTCTCCGATATGGTTTTGTTGTCGGGCTTTAACCAAGTCCCGCTTGGGCATGTGGGCGCGCATGCTGGCCTGTGATGATTTCGGGCTACCTTCACTTCTACGTACTGAGTCAGCTATCGCTCGTCCTTTAAACGGGATCGGGTACTAGCCGTCCGGATCCAGTCATGCGATCCACCACAGAGCAAGGGGCTGGGCGCTACTCCAGCTATCGGGCACTCCTAAATATTCCGCGCGTCTCGGCCATGCCGCCCCGACCACGACACCGGGCGTGCGAACTCCCGGCTTACCTGTAGCGTGTCTGCTCTCCACGCCGCCCTTGCTCTGTGATGGCTACCTCCGGGCAGCCATCGTGTCTGTCTATCTGTTTTACGATTTCGCGCTTGCCGGTATGCAGGCCGACAAGCGCATGACCTAGCCGTACTCAAATTGCTCCGGCCTTGCGGCTGTTTTGCGGCCCGCTTCGCCAAATCCATCTGCATATGGCACCGGATGAATCCGGTAGAGGCAACGGGCGGCGGTATTCGGTATCAGGTGCATTCGCTCTCCGTATTCAGTGGCTCCTTACGAGAGCCAGGCGGCACCCTTACGAAAGTGCGATCGCTCATCCGATGAGTTCGGCCTCTGCTTTTGACCCGAGACATTGGCAAGCGGCAGATTGTGTTTCGCAGTGCCGCGCTCCGATTCCCCCTATTTCCTGACCCGGTGGCAGGCAATCCGCGAGAAGGCGCGGCCCTTTGAAATCAATGACGGCGCATCGAATCCATCTGCCGCACGACCTTGGCATGCACTCCGCGCGGCTTGAATGGAAAGCGCGGATCCTCACCAAATTCCTCTTCCCACTCCGCGCGCTGGCGATCCTCTTCTTCGCAGCACAGGCGCTCATAAAGAGCGTCTTCGCGAGCTTCGGTGCGGTCCTTGGCGGTCAACATGGCAACCTCCTACCGCGCCATTTCCGGCGCGCGATTCACCAGATGCCAGCCAAGCTGCTCGCGAACCTGCGCGGGAGTCGGCGGCGGCTTGTGTTCGGCAGTGCGCTGCTGCATCCACTGCCTGATTTGCTCTTTCGTCGGCATCGAAATCTCCTAGATCGTTGCGACAACGTGCATCACGCGAGCCACCGCCTGATGGGCCACGGTGCCGAGCATGAAGCCGAGCGCGGTCGCAAGGACCAAGGCGGCGACGGAGAGGAACACGTAGTGCAGAACAGATTTCATGGCTGGCTCGCTGTTTGGTGAGGCGATGGAGTCATTAAACCATAGGTTGATTACGAATTCAACCGAAAGTTGAATTGTGCGGCGAAAAATGTGGGTTTATTTGCAGCGGCCTGCTTTGCGGCGCCGGATTGTGGAATGGGGGAAATGAAAAGCCCGCTCATGGCGGGCGTGGGGTGATGGCGTTACTACTATTGAGATGCTACGGCGTTCGTTTTTCGCATGACTGCGCCGCCGCCATTATGGATTCCCTGCCGGCTGGCGTGGCACTTCGGTATAGCTGAAGAAGCTCGCGCTCCATTAAGTCTACACGTTCGAGAGTTGAGGGCGGGAGTGTGGGCGCTTGGGTATAAACTGTCGCCAGGTCGCCGCGACCTGTCTGTAACCAGATAGCACTGACGCCAAGTGCGAGCGCGATTGATGCGAGGCGGGTAGAGCTTTGCGACTCGCCAATTTCAAGCTGCGAAACTGCACCCTTGGTCATCCCGGCTTTTTCGGCAAGCTGTGCCTGCGTCAGGCCGGCGCGCAACCTGGCTTCGCGAACGCGTGAGCCGACCGACATCACAGGTTACTCGGCGCCAGCTACGGCAAGGCCGATGAGGTTTGCGACGAAGGCCTTTTGCATTATTTCCCCTTGAGTCGGCATCTTGGCGTGCCGATGCGCCTTTAGCTGCGCACTTGGTCTAAGACCTCCCGCACTAGCCTCTTCAGCTCTTCATTCTGCCTCTTCACCTCCTCCAGTGGCGATGCCTGGAGGCGAGACAGAATTTCGGCATTCATCGGTCGACCGTTGTACTTTGCAGCGGCCTTTAGTTCTTCGTGGAGCGCCCGAGGCATCCTAACGGCGGTTTGGACGTAATCGATCTGAGTCTTGGTTTGGGTGGGAGGTTTGCTCATCCCCCGATTTTTTCATGGTGCACAAGCAAGTACGCGCCCCCGTTTCCACACTGAAAACAACACTCACGCTTTGCAGTTCTCCCGTGCAAGTGGTAGTGTTAAAAAATAACTTTGATTTCCGGTTTCTAACCGCTACAAAAAAGCGTACAGTTAGGATCCACCTATGGATGAGTGATAGCCATGCAAAATCTTAGCGATGCTGAGCGGCTAACTTTGCTCGAAGCCCAGTTGCTACAAAACCTGCGATTGATGACGCCGGCCGCGCGAGCGGATCTGCTGGCGCTGTCTGAAACGTACGTCAGCGACTTCCCTGTAACCGCCGGCCCCTCACTTAGTCTGGTTCCCAATACCAAGGCCAGAATCAACGGCTGAGCCACCGACTGCCAGCATTTTGGCGTGGGACAGCAAGAACCTGCGCTGGATATCACCACACTCTCTGTAATAAGCGACCAGCTGGGCCTCTGACGCGTCCAGGCGCTCTAGCTTTGTCTCTTCCGATGGCGATACTACTGCTACTGGCTCTGCGGTGTCGCTCAGTAGCTGATCCACGGACAACCCCAAAAGTTGTGCGAGTTTGGGGATGTTCGTCTTGGCCACCTTGCCTGACCTAACCCACTTCGAAACGGCGTTATCAGACACGCCCATTTCACCGGCGAGCCAGCCCTGACTCTTCTCTAGGCGAGTCAGGGCGGCAGCTATCTTTTTGCCTACTTTTTCTGTCATGGCTGAATCATCGGTTTAATTTCGTGCGAATTCAACCAATCAACGGTTGAAAAAGAATTCAACCTGTGGTTTAATTTAACCATGGACGCACCAAACACATCAGCGATCGAACGAGCCGTCTCACTGGCTGACGGGGTGGCAAACCTCGCGGACGCCTGCGGTGTCTCCGTTCAAGCCGTCTACAAGTGGATCAAGAAGGGGCATCCGCCGACCGACCGGTGCGAGGCTGTCGAACTTGCCGTTCAAGGTCGGGTGTCCCGTTTCGAATTGCTTCCGCCCGCATTCGCATCCAAGCCGCGAGTCACCCCAAGTCCACCACCTAAGAAAGCTCGCCATAAGCGCGCGCCGACCAGCTGATTGACCGTCGCTCCCCAAATCTCTTCCCGCAGTAAGCATCACCGACTCCACAAAAAAATCGAACACGAATTCACTCTAGTCCAAGCACGTCGAATTTAGCCACTCAACGCCTCTCAACTTTGATGATGGAACTTGAGAGGCTACGAGAACCCAGCTTTTAGAAGTCGCGTATCGGAGGATGAAATGTCAGCTCAACTCGCTCTCCCAGTCGAAGTCCGACCCGAGGAAGTGGCACGCGAAAAGACGCTCGGCGGGGCCATCGACCTGTGCGCCAAGCTCGCCGGATTTAGCCTGGACAAGACGTTGCAGCAAGAGCTGGGCGTGGACAAGGCGCAGTTCTCACGTTGGCAGTCTGGCACCGAGGGGATTGTCTGGCCCAAATTCGCCAAGCTCATGGACCTCTGCGGCAATGACGCACCACTTCTGTGGATGCTGTTCCAGCGCGGCTACGACTTGGGCAGCCTGCGCAAGCGCGAAAACGAACTCGAACGCACCAACCGCGATTTGCGCGAGCAAGTAGCTGCGCTCACTCGCGTCCTCTCTTCGATGCACCAACACCAATAATCAGGAGACAACCCATGAAACGCCCATACAAACCCGCCAGTGTGCACTTGGCTGCCGTAGAAGCAGCGGTGCACTTCGCCGTCAAGCCGCTGACCGCCAAGGAGATCGGCACTCTGTGCGAGATCAACCAGAAGCGCGCCCTCGAATTCCTCGCGATCCTCGCCGCAGAGCACAAGGTGCACGACCTGCCGAGCGGCATCAAGGGTAGCGGCAAGGTATGGGCAATCGGCAAGGCTCCGGAAATCGTGAAGCCTGCCGACTACGACGAAGAGGACAAGGAGTCCAATAGCATCCCGGTTCGCCGCATCTTCAAGTCCACCTGGGACGCGATCATGCTGCGCGATCCGCTCGTCTCCGCACTCTTCGGCGCTCCGCAGGTGATGGCATGAACGGCGCCGGCGTAACCCATGAGGTCAAGTCCGTCTCCGGACCGTCGACCTGGCCGACGAAGATGATCCGCTGCGCAGGGCAGTGCGGCCGGCGCAAGAGCTTCATGCAGTTCGCGTCCGGCAGCACGGTTTGCGCGCAGTGCGTGCGGCGCATGCCGAAGGTGGCGGCATGACAACTGAGCCAGTTACGTTCGGCTCGTCCTGCTCCGGCATTGAAGCCGCGAGCGTCGCGTGGAGCGAACTCGGATGGCGCGCAGTATGGCTGGCTGAGATTGACCCCTTCGCCTGCGCCGTGCTCGCGCACCACTATCCAGATGTTCCCAACCTGGGCGACATGAACAGCATCCCTCAGTTGCTGCGAAACGGCGACATTCATGCGCCCGATGTGTTCTGTGGCGGCACGCCATGCCAGGCCTTTTCTGTTGCCGGACTCCGTAACTCCCTGGACGACGCCCGCGGCAACCTTTCTCTCAAATTCTGCGATATCGCCAATGAAATCGACATCCAACGCGCTGCAGCAGGACTTCTTCCTTGCATCATCAAATGGGAGAACGTTCCCGGCGTCCTCTCCACGAAGGACAACGCTTTCGGTTGCTTCCTCGGCCAATTGGCCGGCGATGACGAAGCGCTCACTCCCGAGCCTTGCCCCGCTGATGGCAAGTCGTCCCGCTACTGGAAGTGGGATAAGAAAGCCGGTGCACATTCACTCAGCTGGCCGCTCGCTGGTGCTGTCGCTGGACCCCAAAGAGCAATCGCGTGGCGAGTCCTCGATGCCCAATATTTCGGAGTGGCCCAACGACGCCGTCGTGTGTTCGTTGTCGCAAGTGCTCGAGAAGGGTTCGATCCCGCAGCGGTACTTTTTGAGTTCAAAGGCCTGCGAAGGGATACTGCGCCGTGCCGCAAGCAGGGGGAAGACGTTACCGGCACCCTTAGCAGCCGCACTTCAGGCGGTGGCGGACTCGGAACCGATTTCGAGTGTAAGGGAGGGCTACAGCCGGTCCGGAATGAGTTGGCCGGCTGAAGTTGCGCCGACCCTGAATGCAGCCTTCGGTTCCAAGCTCGGACTAGAGAATCAGCACATTCAGGGGGGGGGCTGGGCTGTTCGTCCCGGCAGTGATGCCTACCAACGGAGCTGCCTTTGTCGATTCCCATCCTACGCTGGCGGTCGCCCTGCGTGGCCGTGATGGCGGTGCCACCGCTGAATTGGGCGAT